GTACCAGAAGTTTTAGTATAAAATATTATAGAACCATTTGCATTTAATGTTATCATACTTGCCACATTAGTAGTTTTATATTTCCACGATCCGTCATAATAAGCATTTGACACCCAATATGTATATATTCCAGTAGCTGAAAGCATTAAAGTACTTGCATATGATTCCAAAACATTCATACTAGCATCCCATGATTCAACATCATCAGTAAACAATCCAATAGCATTTCCACCATCTTCTATAAATAATCCAATATTTCCACCATCATCTTTTAAATATAGTCCATCACCATTTATCGCACTTATATTTTCAACTTTTAGTCCATCTGTAAAGGTTTTTACACCTGGCACGGTTTGTGCCCCTCCTGGGGTTCCGCCTGTATCACAAAGAATAGCATTATCATATAATGTATCATATTGCGATTTCTTTGTAACCCCACTTATAGTAGTTGTATTACTAGGTATTGGCATTATTTATTCTCCCTTCCATATTTATCTTTTACACGTATAATATCATTTTCATCATTAAACCCAAAAGCCATATCCACTATACAACCATATTTGAACATTCCACGATATACCGGACGATGAAGATGTAATTTAGGTATATATAATATATCACCACGTCGATGTTTATTAACTTTTATATGTTTTTCAGAAAAAATCTTCAAAAAATTCATATCACCATCAATTTCTATTGGAATTGCTCTATCACTTGTCCATATATCAAAATCATCCAGACAATAATATATCTGATCTCGAAAACGATGATATTGTAAAGACAGCATTTCATTTCGTTTAATATGCAACACTTTTGCAGTGCAAGGTATATTTTCTGCAAAAAGTTTATAATATCCCCACGGTCGATCTACACGTCTAACAATAGGTATATTATCTTCTTTCCCACGTAAATCTAACTCCATGTTATTGCAACTCCTCATATATTACTAATATAGTATATTTAGGATTTATATTACCATTTGCTGCATGAGATATATTTAGCAATTTTATTTTTGGTTGATTTATAAATTCCTTAACTTCATTTATTAAATCAAGCAAAAACATACCTTCAAAACTTTTTATTTCCATATCACCACCATATTGATTTATTCCAGGTGGTACTATCAGATGAATCAATGAATCCATCATCATCTGTCCAGTATCCCCAATGTTGTAGCGCATAAGCTTTTTTCTCAGCACTCCATGTTGGATCCCATGTATTCCCGGATCCACCTCCCATTTCCAAAGGAAATTCCACATCATCCGCCGTCCAATTACCTATTTCCTCCCCTATGCCTTTGAGATTATCAACAGTCATTGTAAGTGTATTATTTAAGAAATCCTTTATAATCTCTTTAATTTCAATAGTTGACACATTCATCCAAGGTATATAATCGCTATCAGTTGTACGTCTTAATGATATAGTTGCTCTATCCCCTATATTTTTTAATGAAAATTGAAGTTTAGATTTAAAACTAATATTTATTGTCGCATTTTTACTTAATAATGATATTCTATCATTATATATGTCTACAGCGTCCTCATCTGATAATAGAGTTTTAATTATTCTTTTCTTTATTATTCCATGTAATCGTTCTGTGATAGTAGTACTTTTTTCTTTATAAGAGTATGTGTTTTTTGAATGATTTTTATTCCAACCTGTTTTTATCGTTTTTCTTATATCATCAATATTTGATTCTGCCGTTAAGGATCCATCAATGATATCGTCTTCATTAATATTATCTAAATCCTCTTCAAGATTTGGAGTCCAAATATTAATAGAATAAAGCCCGTCATTATCCAGAAAAAATGTACCTAAACAACTCCTCATTATTTCTGGCACGACATCAATTGCTTTCGTAAACTCAGTTACGCTCACTCCTACAGGAAATTCTTCTACATCTGCTTCTGCGTTTTCTATATCCGTTTGATTCCAGATAGTTGATGTATATTCTTCACTGATTTGCTCTCCTATTTGCCGTGTGATTACAACTGGATTTTCAATTATAGTTCCTGATTCATAGCCGTGGTAACTTACAGTAACCGCATCACCAGGAGTATATACAGTCGAAGAAAGTTTGAATGTTGCTGCTGCAATATCAGCACTGGAATGAGCTGCATTATTTCCTTTTACATATACTTGATCAATTGAAACTATACTATGCAGAGATGTGTCAACTATCTTGAATTTATGTGTATTAGTCGCAGTCCCGGCACCTCTAGTCACACACACAACAGGCTGTCTATTTATTATTCCCCAGCCCCAGGGTATAGGTTTACCCACGTCTTCATCATCAAGATCCGGGTATGTCGTTTGGTCAAATGAATTAAGAGGAATCACAGTATCCCATTTGTCTTTTTTGTCAACAAATGAAATTTTAAAATCGCCCGTGGTAAAATCTTTATTTTCAATTATTCCTTTAAAAGCTTTTTTGTATTCTGAATAAGGAAGATCTTCACCCCCCCATAGAATTGTAATAGATTTATTTATCCATGCATAAGAATTGAAAATTGTATCAAAATATCCGGTCCCGTCCCCTATATCAGCATTGGCAAAACTAGCATTTCCCTGGGAAGTAATAGAAATACCCCAAAAAGGATCTTTCTTACTCTGCCGGATAGCAGGAATCGTCAATAATAACGGTTCATAATATCGATCATTAAAAATAACTCCGCCTTCTTCATCCACATCATTACAAGCATACCATCTATAATTTGCCACAACTTCATGTTGATACGGTGAATCAGATCCAGACATCTCTACATAAATCAGATTTGTCGCATCATCATAATACCATTCCCCAGCAGAAACAGCCCCTAAACTGTTTACTTCTGTCAATGCGATTCCATCTTCATCTACACTTAATACATGTATAGGATCTATCTCTGTGTAATAAATATCACCTGCATGATTTGTCCAGATAATCAATTGCTGACTCGGTTCTATTTCAATTAAAGCCCGTTTTTTAGATGAAGGATCGGCTATTAATTCCGCATAGGTTGTTATGCTCATTCAGTACCTATCTTTTTATATCTTATATCTATTTCTTTTAATTGTATTTTAAATTGATAGAGATCAAACATAATATAAAAAATACTTTCATTTTTCACCTTTAATTTTATCATATATAATCAATCCGATAAATATACATAATCCAATCGCTGATAAAATTATAGATAATGTTAGTTTAGATTTAATCCCCACGATTAATACATTTAAAGAAAATAAAGAAAAAAACCATAAAAGTATGTTATATTTATTATTCACTTTTGCTCCCTCACGGTAATAGTCCCGGCTAGCAAAACCGGTGTATTCTCTAATCTATCATATTCTGTATCATCTGTCAATAGCCCATAGATAGTATTACTATTAAGTGAGGTATTTAAACTTATCCAAAAAGGTGTATGATTACCTACGTAATCAAACATAGCCTCCAAAGTTGATTTTGTTGTAGGATTATAATAAGGATCAAGGGGATCAATCCCGATTTCATACTCATATACAGAATTTCTCCGATCACACCACGTAACCCCGGAATATGATAATTGCTGATTTGTCCTTCTCAGAATCGTTTTTTTCCGAAAAAGCACATCATTATCATATCGATATTGCGGCTCAAAGTAAGTTCCGGCAAATATTCGACCAATCTGTGAATATCTTTGTGACCGATCATACCAGTATATCTGCATATGTTTCATGGATGTGGCAGTGAATTCAACTGAAATTATACTTGAATTATACGCAATAGTCGAACTCAATGTAATCCCGGTTGCCGTATTCCATCCGCCTGAAAAAATGGTTGCTGTTTCCTTAGTTCCTCGAAATCTTATTACCGTTCCGGTTGCCAGATTATGCCCATCTATAATCAATGAATCCACACTTTGAGTACTTGTGAATGATACTATCAATTCATGTTCATTTCCAAATGTGGAAGTAGACGTATAATTAAAAGATCCAGAATAATCCGCGCCATTTTCAAATCCAGTTAGCACCGCAACTGTATTATGCTTGTAAGCCGCATTACTGAAAACCATTTGAAATAATCCGGTTGATGTAGCAGATCTCCCAAACGTAAAAATTTGTGTAGCAGAATTATAATTACACACATGATCTGCATAATTTCCCACGCTATTAAGATTTGTCTGAATAGTCGATGCAAGCCCGGATCCTGTATATGTCCCGGATGGAATAGAAAATTGCAATACCGAACTTGTTGCAGTATTACGGAAAACAAATTCCCGGTTGTATGTTGTCACTACAAAATCAGACTCGGTCCTCCAAGCTTTTGCTTTTACAGTATTCTGAATATTAGTTGCTGGTAATCCGGCAAGCTGGCTCGAATATCGGAATACAGTACCTTTATCGACTTCATTCAGATATTTAAAGTGAATCAGACTCATACAGCCTCACTTATTGCCCGGGGATGAATAAGTACCCCTCCATATTTACTTTCTTTTTGAATGAATTGCAGATCAGCTTTCCCTATTATCCGCCCATCACTTGTCACAATATTGATCACAGATGGCATGATGCTAATAGCGCTTTTACCAGCATTTATACTTTCAAGTAATTCTCTATTATTTCTTGCAGATTCACGGTTTACTACAAATTCTCCCTGACTTGCCATTATCATATTCCGATCAATCCCGGACATCCCGCCAACCCAGCCACCATGTTGAAACGTGGGCAAAGGTGGTGGTACCTTAGCGGCTACGAAAATACCTTTTGCTATACCCATAGCAGTAATTATTCCAGCCAAAACTATATTAGGCAAAGCCTTTATTGCTGCACCTGCTGTGTCTATGCCTATTTGTACTAATGTTGCAAGTTTATTCCACATAAATTGTTGGCGGGCCATTTTTGCCTTTTTATATGCCGCTTTTTTTTCATCTTCTGTATTTGCGTCTATCATAGATGATTGATAATCATAGTATGCCCCGATTATACCCATGCTATAATTCATCCATGTATTTACGGTATTTAAACGTTCCTGGATTTTATTTTTAAAATCCTGTAGTGCCTCTTCTTCTTTTTCTTTTCTATATTGCGCAATCTGATCAGCAGTCCATTTTGCAGCATCAAATTCTTCGCCAAGCAATTCTTTATATTTTTCTGCTTTTTTTTCTATTGAGTCTATAAACTGTTCTTCTTCCGTGCCATATAATTCAAGTAAAGTTTCATGTCTTTTAATTTCAAGTTCAATTTCTTCTTTTGTTTTTTCTTTGACTATTTCAACCTCTTCCCCCGATAATTCTTCTTTCGCTTGTTTACTAGCCTCTAATTTTTTCTTTTCTTCTTCTATAATCTTGTCGACGGCATCCAAATACGCCGTAACATCTTCTTCGTATAATGCCCCCATTTCCGAAAACATAGATGCATAATTAGATGTTGTGTCACTAACGAATTTAACCGCGGTATCAGCAAGTACCTGTAAACCTTCTTTGCCTTCCTTCATATTTTTATCCCAAATTTCACCCCATTCACGAATTGCGGGAATAGCCTCTTTTTCAATCACTTCAAATGGTTTGAAATCAAGAGCGCCAAACGATAAAAAGTTCACAGCTTCTATCATATCATTTATAGGACCTATTATAATTGCGTTAAATGCAGCTATCCCTGTATTTTTTATGCTTACCCATGCAGCTTTGAAAATATCTATCAAAAATTCACCAATTGCTTGTAGGGGTGCTGTTATAACGTCGATAGCAGCTATAGCTATTTTAGGGAAATATTCCCATGTAATTTTAAATTGATTTATCATTCCGCTCCACATAGCAGAAAATAATCCTGATATTGTATCCCATGAAAATGTTCTCTCAATTATTTTTCCTATTGCTTGAAATGTTTCCATAGCAAGTTTAGGTAATGCCGTAAATGTGGCAACAATAATAGATCTATTTTTCTGAAAAAAATCTATTGCACCGCCTATAGCCTCCTTTGCAGCCGGAGCAAGTTCAGTCCCTATATCCTTTGCAATTAATCCTATATTATCCTTGAGCGTACTAAACACACCTCCTAGAGTTTGTGCTTGTTTTTCAATCATGCCTGCAAATTTCCCTGTGCCCGTAGTTAATCCTGTCAATGCTTTGTCAACATCCTGGAAACTTACTTTTCCCTGGGAAACCATTTTCAATAATTCCCCTGTACTCACTTCGTATTGATCTGCTAATGTCTGAACTATCGGTACCCCTGCCTCGGTGAACCTATTAAGCTCTTCCATTGTAGCAGTGCCTTTTGCCCGCAATTTTCCATACGCATCTACTAATCTTCCAAGCACTTCCTGATTACCCATTGCGGCGTTACCAAGATTTTTCATCTTTTCTATCAATTCACCTTCTGCCACACCGAAAGCAAGAAGTCTTTTTGTACCCTCAATCAATCCCGGCATCTGGAAAGGTGTTGTTGCTGAAAATTCTTCTATCTGTTCAAGTAATGTTTGAGCTTTCCCTGCCGATCCAAGCATTACTTCAAAAGCTACTTTCTGCTTTTCAAAATCAGCGGCGGCTTTTAAAGCAGCACCACCAGTAGCAATTGCTGCTGACGCAATGGCCATAAATGCACCTGCCGCCACTTTTGCAACCGATTTAAATGTATTTCCACTTTTTGATTTGAATTGCTTTGCATCTTTATCCGCAGATTCCAGACCTTTACGAAATCCTGTTTTATCGAGTATTAGTTTTGCTATTAAACTACCAACTATGCCCATTATAACAATCCCATTTGCGAAAGATTTGCAAGTAACTCATTATCAGACATTTTTTTAAAAGAAGGTGCTTTTTTATTCCAACATTTTATCATTTCCCTGATAACTCTCCATGATAATTCATCTTCTATTTTTTTTATGGTATACCCTGGATAAGTCTTCATAAATAAATGATACGCTTCATATTCAGTTAATTTTTCTCCTCTTTCCTTTCTTGTATTTCTTTTCTTATCATCGATGGTAATAATTCCAGGAAAGAGTCCTTGAAAAAAGGGATAGCATCCTCCAATTCATTCATTTTTATAACGGTCTGAAATATCCGTTTTATCGCAGCCAGACTTATATTATTTTCAACAAATTCCACACTAAACTTTTCAAAATCTTCATTGCCGCAACTAAAAATAATATTGAAAATATCTGTTAATTCCGGGAATAAAACATCACTAAAATTAATTATGAAATCCTTAAAATCATTACTGGTATCATTCCTTTCCTGGATTTTCTGTTGAATTATTTGAAATGATTCGTTCAGTTTCAGAAGAAGTTTTTTTACTTTCCCTATCGGCATTTCGTTTAGCCTGTAATTTTTTCCGGCTATTGTCATACTCATTACAGATTCGCTCAATTTCATCATTTGTCCTGTAGTGTTGTTCAAATCCTCTGCCATTTTTTTCTATAACCTCCTTAAAGTCTAATTTAGGTAATTCTGTAATTATACCCTGGCTGCAATCAAATAATTGTGGTTTATCCCATTTGTATACTGCCATCATAGCTGATTTATACTCTATTTTTTCCTCCGTAGTAAGTATTTCATTATCAGCTTTGTGTAATTGTCGGTCATTATAGTTTTCCGGTCCGATATCTTTCCAGGCCCCATTTTCTATAACCCATCTTGTGCACCGTTCTTTTTTTCCAGGGTACCCAAAATCCACACCTACAAGAAAAAGCGGACCATACCCCAGGAAATTGGCTAGTTGTATAGCATTATTTACGGTACACCCAGCATTAAACACACCCATCATAATGCAAGGTGGTGTCTGCCATGTAAACCGAATGAAATTACCGAAAGCAAGTGGTTGTATTTCATCAAACCATTGCACACCGCTATGTCGCATCAGGTAATACTTCTTTTCCCATTTCCATGCCTGTAAAATAAGCGGTGAAACCGAAGGATGGCATAATAAAGTAGATCCCTCCCAGTTATAACCCATCAGCTTCGGATATAATGTATCACCACAATCAAATACGCAAATATATTCTGGTTGATGTCCCCACCGGGTAGGAATTAGTGCGTTAGATCCACACGCAAAAATCGCATGTTTCCAATCTTTCAATAATGGTGCAGTTTCATCAAGAGAAGGCCCGGAACCTACGATAACCGCCGGGGTATCCTTGACTTTCATAATTGATGATATGCACATATGTTGAGATTTTGCCTCATTCATTATATGTGAATAATTCTCGAAAGCATTTCTTACCCAGAACGGTAGCCATCCTTTTAAAATTCCGGTGTTCCGTTCATCTTGTGTTTGAGTTATAAACTCACCTGGAAGATTTCTATCATCTTTTTCTTTGATATTCACATTAAGCCTCTACAGCAAATTGCAACAACTGCCTACCTGGGCATTGTGTCATATCAGCAAGGCAATGAAAAGTCATAGCAACCCCACCAAACTCAGCCATCATCTGAATAGCAAATTCACTTGCTCCAATTCTTTTTGCTCTGGGTGCCACAATAGTGAGATGTTTTCCGTTATCCAGTTCATGCGTAATTCTTAATTCACCCTCATAGTCCGCAAGCTGCCCGCCATAGTAAGCGACCGCACTTGTAGCACTCTGATTATATTCAATCATTACACACTCACCATCTGTAATACCGCCGGCGTCAATACGTTTTACATTTCCGGTCTCAGAAGATGCGGTATAGTCAGTTCCTTTAGTATATCCACCCGGCATATTTGAAAGATCCATTTTAAAAACACTAATAGTTCCTGTTTCATATCCTGCACCATCCACTGTCACATTTGTTGTTCCAGTTAGCTTGTGTTCTTCAGAATACCGATGAACAAACGAACTCACTGAACTACTATACCCTATATCCTGTATTGTAGTTGCGCTTTCTTTTGACATTGCTTGTGCCCAAGTATACCTCATTTGATCCGGTGTTAAATCAGCTACAACAATATCAATTTCAGCTATATCCTTTGTTTTGTGGCTGCCAACATTAACATTACGGTCTTCCAGTCCATACTGTACAGATTCTATATTTGTACGAATAGTTACTTGTGTTTTCGGTGATCCCAATCTCACATCAGACCAATACGCCCGGCTTGGCCCGATTGGTAATATTTTAAGTACTTCTCGACTCATAAAATCCCCTTTCTTGAAAAAAGATTAAATTTTATTTCAATGCTATAAGCATTTAATTCTGGTTTATATTCTTCATTTACTTCGCCTATGAAAACAGTTCTGAATCCATTACTATTTCCTATTTGGTGCATCAAATAAATAATTCTGGCTGCAATAGTTTCATATACCCCATCCTGGGAAAAAACGTGAAAAAGCAAATCATACCTTCTCGATAACAAATTTCTATCCACGGTGTCATCAACATCCGCAGGTCTCAACAAAAAAACAACATAAGGAAATACCGGTGTTTGTGGCGGATACATATAAAATGTATTATAAGGAACACTTCCTGGATTACCTAATAATGCAAGATAAGTACTATCGCTTGTCAACAAGTTTCTTATCTGCAATTTTTCCGTTGTCATTATTTCCTTTCTCTTTAGATTCAGTTTTATTAATTTCCAACATTATATTGTTATATTGTTGGATTAATTGTGTTCTTTGTCCTTCAAGCATATCTATTTTTCTTCGTATATCAAAAGCTTGTAATTTTAATTCATCTAATTTTTCCATTTAATCCTCATTTATAAATTCTATCTCTTCACTTGTAATTGAATTATTAAATAAATCAAGTAAATCATCTATTGCATCAACCTTTATTTGTGCCTCTGTTTTAACATTTGCTGGGCTATCGATATTTAATTTTTCAAGAATAGTATCAGACATATTCACAATAAACTGATAATCATTACGTAAACCTTGTAAGTCCTGTTTGTTAGTTAATTCTAAATCTTTGATCCATTTTCTCATATTATTAGAATTAATTTTTTCATATTTTATTTCTATTGCCATTTATACTCCTATCATAATTACATTGTCTGGAAGTGTGGCATGTCCATTTGTTTTCCATAATTCATCTGCTGCTGCTCCAGCCGCTACTTGGGTAGCTCCACTTTTCATATTCAATATTTTCACACCACCACTTCCAATTAATTGTGGATTAATTACAAAATCCGCTCCATCGTAATATATTTCCGCATCACCTCCCGCACCACCACCAAATCGTAATGATTGATTATCATGAGGAAATAAAACATCACCACTTCCAACAACCTGGCTATCAATTATAAGATGAAATCCGGTAAAATATATTTTTGCATTTTGTCCAGCTCCTAATGCTATATCAGAGCCTACTCCGTTACCTGCTAATACTAATCCATAATTATTTGTTGCTCCACTAACAGAGTCAATATATAAACCATATGCATTTATTGTTGTTCCTGAAACATGATCATATACAGCTCTAATAGCATATGCATTAGTTACGTTCCCTGAAGCATCGCCAATTTGGGATAATCCATATAACCCATATAAATTGGTTACTGTTCCTTTCCCACGCTGTTTCCCCCATCCATATATACCATACACATTATTTGCTACCGTTCCTGTATTAGAGCTATGAGTATCAGCAGTACCGCGTACACCATATATATCAGTTGCCGTATTATTCGTTTCTGAAAAAAGTAATCCTATAAGTCCATATCCATCAACTCCAAATAACTGCCCTACACTTATACCACCCCCACAAGAATTCCCAGCGAATCCCTGGTAACCCCAAAGATTACCAGTCGTACTATTTACAGCGCCTGTCGTAAAAACATATGAATACAATGACTTATAAAAAGCACTTGATCCTGCTCCGGGATTTGCAATCATCGCTATATTTTGACCAATCAGAGTACCTGATGTATCACCAGAAAATGTTTCTGCAACTGTTATAATATTATCTGTAGATACTGTCCCGGTTGCCCCAAATGCATTATGTCCAGAAAAAGTCCATTCACCCGTTATTGTTTCATCGACAATTTTATCAAGTAAATTCTGATTTTCTATTCCGGCAATCTGCCCATTAACATCTGTGAAAAGTATATTATTTATGCCAGATATGTTATTATCATCTAATTGTAACGCTCCAGTCATAGCCCGTGTACCATTTATTAATAGATATTGAGTATGATCATCATCTAATAAACCATCAAGCAAATCATGATCTTTTGTCCCTAAATCTGCAATACTTTTTGTGGCAAACCAAGTATTTGCCCGTGCATCATTATGATATTGCAGATGATCATCATCATCTAAACCCTGTAAATCTCCGTGGTCAAGAAGTAAACTCATAATTTGTGACTCCGTACGACTAAAAACAAAGAAAGCCATACTGATACCATAAGCATTTGTTTCTGAATCGTATAACTTGCTTTGTTCCCGGTCAAAAACAATTCTAAATCCTTCCTCATTTTTATATTGATGTAAAAGTTGTATTATCCTTTCTGCAATATCTTCATATGCATTATCTTGTGACCATACAGTTATAGTCAATACAACTTTTTTTTCAATAATAATCCTGTCTATCTCATCATTTACAATAGCAGGTTGCAAAAAAAAACAGTAAACGGAAAATCCGGTGTTTGGGGAGGATGAATATGAAAAGTCTTATATGGTGCTTCCCCGGGATTCCCCATAAGAGAAAGATAAATTGAGTCATTTATCAAAACTTCTCTTATCTGTTTTTTTAAATCAATCATTTTATTATCTGCTTTACTGCCTTGCTAAAAATAAGCAGTATTTTCTTTTCATTTTGAGTTAATGCCGGTCCTAAATAAGGATAAGCACGACTCCGAGATGTACCAAATTCAACTGCTGCCGCATATTCAACTAATCCAGGTACTCCGGCAAGTACATTTCCGGTAATAATATCCCTTTTCGCATTAACTTTTTCAGGTCTTATAGAATTTGTAAGCCTTGCAGTCCGGTCATAATATCGATTATCGGGATGTCCCATCCCTGGAGGTGGAGCAGCTCTATGATTAGCCTGTGCATGATTTTTCACAACATTTTGAGCAATTTCCATAGCTGTAATTAAAATAGGATCACTAAAGTTCTGAATTTTTTTCAGGTTTAGCTGAAATTGTTTGATGTCTATTTCTGTTTTCGGTGCTGGCACTTATTTTCTCCTTTTTAGATTTCTTGCCTTTCTGAATCTCTTCCCATATTTTTTTTACATCTATCTTTTGATTTTTGTAAAAAAAATAAGAATTATCCATATCCATATGTGCTTTGATATGCTTTTCTGTAAGTTTTCCTGGTAATTTCATCTGCCCTCAACTTTCTTTGCATGTATTTCTTTATGACCATGAAAATCATCAACCCTTTCTACCTCATAGTATTCCGTAGTGCCAGATTCAAATATTCGATGAGTTACCGCGATATCAGACGTGCTTGGAAAAACTATCATGTCAAGCTTATCGATTATCTGGCCTCTCTCATCTTTAACCAACATTCCGGATCTTGGAAATAAATATACGGTAGACGTTTCTACAACAGTTGTTGTTTCCGTGGGTGGAATAGTGGCAGAATGATTAAACGATGCAGAATACACCGTAACTACCACACTGCCACTTTCATCCAATATCCAATCAGTATCAGCGGTCCAGCTCACGATTCGTCACCTATAAATTCTGATTCATCTTCTCCAAAATCAGAATGATCATAGGCAACATGTTTTATGTCCTCATAGGGTTCTTCAACTGATGCTTTGTAATAATCCGCCCTCATTTTCCTTAGTACTTCAAGGGCTTCATGTTTTTTTACTTCTTTACTGCCAATCCGATAACTTGTAATATTATTAAAATTAGCAAGTAAATCCGTAATAAGTGCATCTATTGTTGATACCATATCAGACGCAGCCATTAACCACCGCCTGTACTTATTACAACATATCTGTTTGTAATGGCACCACAACCACCCATGAACCGTACTTTAAATCCGAATACAACATCACGTTTCCACTCTTCCGTATTACCCGGTTTTAACATAAACATCTGCAATGGAAATACCTGGGTATATACAAATTCTTTCTTGAAATTTCCAAGCAGCCAGTATGTTGCACCTTTTTTATTGTCAACAAATGGTGTCGAATAATGCGTAAAGGCATTTTTATATGGATTGATCACACCTGAGCTATATGTAGCTACTGTGGACCCAGTTGAATTGACAATCTTTTTCCCGGTTGCTTCCAGGGCAAGTGCAGTCAAAAGAATATTTGGCATAATATTCAAATACTGCCCTTCTTCATCCGTAAATGTTGCAAACTGAGTTATAGCTGCATTAATATCTGTTTCATCTGTAAGTACATCAGTTATTGAATTATCAATTGTTCCTGATGTGAACGGATCATTTGAAGTACTACTGTATAGCGTTGTGGATGTACCTTCTGGCCTCCACGATGCATAAGCTCCGGTCGTTGCTGTTTCAAGTACAGCATTCATAATAATTTCTTCTTGCTTGTACTTTGCATTCTCCCCAATATTACGGGCACGATTAATAAACTGCCCTGTTTGATCAAATTTTACCATTTCCTCAGTAAGATAGATAGTCTTTCCAAACTTTCTATTTCTGACTTTATGGTATTTCTCATTGAAGGCACCTTCTTCATATTCCATACCCTCAATTATCTCGACCAATCCGTCCGCAGCCGTAAACCCTACCAGGGTATCGTCTTTCTGTGAGGAATCAAGTACTGTAACAAGGTTCATACCTATGCCATATGCGAGATCATAAGCCTTCATTACAGTTTTATTGATAAGTGCCCCTGTAATTTTAGGAAACATAGAGGAATCAAGTTGCTCCTTGAATTCATTTTCACCTATAAGTTTACCAAGCTCCATCTGCCTGGCAAGATTCGGTTTACCCATAGCCTCCCATAATGCTTTAAGCGAAAAATTACTTTCATCAATATGACCTTCATTAATCATCGTAATCATCATATTTCCGAAATGGAATTCACCATCTTTTTCATAGTGCTCCTTTAAAATACTCCAATCTATTCTACCCATGATTACGCTCCTGTCACGATTGTCTTATTGAATTTGGATCCTAGAAAAGTCACCTTCACGGCACTTCCAGAAGCCTCTAATTCTTCCGCACATATAGCACACACATTTGATGCCGATGTGTTCATATTTGATCCAGCAGTCGCATATTTTGTAAGCTGTTGCGGCTGTGCAGATGTAAGTTTGAACATCTGTCCATATTTGAACGCCGTATCTGCATCAGCGGAGATAAATTCAAATACTGTCCCGTATCCAATCTGGTATACTTTTATGATTGTTGCGGTTGGATCTGTGGTGGGAGATGCACTCATAGCCACGCCAACTAGAGCAGTAGCATCTGTTGATGTAGATATACGTTGAATCCGCCCATTTGTCCCAACACGTCTTACAAGATCACCAACGCTAATGGCGACGGTCCCGGTCTTCTTAATTTTAAGTTCTACCTTAGGACCATAACGATAACGGTATTTATCATCCATTATTCAATTTTAACTCCCTCTATTGCTTTGGCATAATCTTTTCTGGCTTCTGTATAGTTGAATCCTTTCTCCGGATCTGTTTCATCTCCCATTCCTTTGACACTAGAAGATTTAATGAAATCTTTCCGGTCTTTTATTAATCCATCAATCACAGAATCATCTTTAGCCTCAAGCAATTGGTTTTTAAAAATTTCTGTAATAGCTTCTTTTGGCAGCTCGCTTTTTTTAAGCTTTTCTTCAATAAGCTTTTCCTTTTTAGCAAGCGCCTCCTTGACCTTGTATTTGTCAAGACTTTCCTTTAATGTTTTGTTTTCTTCTTCTAATTTCTGTATTGTATCATCCTTTCCTTTTATAATATTTTTAGCGTCTTCGCTTTCCTTATACTGACCTACAATCGTCTGTATAAGATCCGGCCTGCTTTCTTTCAGGTCGTTAATTGTAATAGTTGTCATATCCATATCTTTATCGTTATCCCTCCTTAGAGATTCAAAAAGATTACTTGTTGATCCCGGTTCAGTCACAAGATCTGCTGACCGGAGTACCTTTATATCTTGCACCGTCTCAAATAATGTATCCTCATTGAATGAGGACGGACCATATGCGTGTATAGAATTGCCTACTTTATCAGACATTTTATCAACAATAGGAGAAAACCATTTTTTGTGACTTTCCAGATAATGCAAATCTGCTCTTACAATTCCTCCATCAATCCGGCCATTTTCAAAATATCCTAATAGATCCCGGACATCCCGGATACCGCCTCTTTCTTCAAGTTCCTGCCTGGTAGCATGATTTATGTAAGATTTTGCACCTGTAATTAATTGAGCAGTTGATTGTAATGCGCGTTCTGTATATTTCCGGCCTTTTCCTTTTTTATAGGAGCAATTCTGAGAAGATTCTTTCAATATAGCAACTCCCCGCACAATACAATTTTCTTTGTCATGCTGTACTCCATTCTCTGAAAAAATACTTTCTGTGAAATCTCTGAATTTTATTTTCATCTTTTTCCCTTCCTGTTTTGCATATTCTCCTATCTTATATTTCTTTAGAAGCCGATTAATCTTTGCCTTGATTTCTGCCGGTAGATTCATAGAAGTTCCGGTCCTTGCCCCACCAATCGCTTGGGAAACCGCACGCAAAGCATTGATATTTATTGGGCCAGCCTGCCGGTACATCCCCGTATCAGGGTTAATTCCACCTTCACCTTCTCTGTATGGCAAATGCCATGTACTCTTTTTTTTAGGATCATCAACCCATAAAAAACATGATGCAGGAAGTTTAGTTTTATCTACATCCGCCCAAGGTGCAGTTGAAGTATTGGCTTCTATTAATCCTGCTTCCCTGAGTCTTTTTATTTCCAGCTCAATCATGCATGCTGCAAGTACATTATCTGCCGTTTTATTCATATCCACCTCTAGTATATCTTTTTATAATGTCCTTCCTTATAAGTAATATCATCGCCAACACCAATTATTACCTCCAGCTTATTTCTCTTATGATCTCCCCTGGTTTCCTTAAGATACCAGTCAAAGTATCGCCGGAATAAACTCACTTCTTCCCGTCTAGTCTTATCCCATTTTATCTTTGCCTCTTTTCGTTGCTGCCCTCGGATTTTATTTAAAGCTTTTCTCAACTCCCTGTCCGAATGCCCCATAAGATTATACTTCTGCTTTTCCTCCGGGGTAAATGGCCGATCTCCATCAAAGCTGAAATGAAATGGGACGGCACCGTATATATTAGCAAGTTGAGCAGCTATTTCTTTGGCTGTTCTGCCGCCCACCTTTTCCATGCAATCCTCAATGACTTGATTCATTTGCTCTTCAATTTCTTTTTTCTTAAAAGTTTCAGTCGGTCTCTTCTTTTTAAGATTTTCCAAAGCAAAATTTATGACTTCATCTTTTTTAAAGCCAGTCTGTGCTTTCTCCATTGTAGTTGTAGGCATATAGCCCCTCCTTATGATTATTAATAAAAAAAGCCCCGCATAATTTTTCAGATATATTTCACTCTGAGAAATTACACGGGGCCTTTTCAGGTTGCCCTATTGAAACGGAAAGGAAGTAAGGTTTTTCCTTTCTTTAGATATGTATACTATTATAGCAGATATTTATTTTTTGTCAAGTATTAATTAATTTTTATTCTTCTCTCCATGCCAGATAATATAATAAACATACAGGAACTCTTAAATTTTTGCATTTAAATCTTTCTGTTTTTCCGATATTTATTCTTACATATTCCATACCAAATTTTCCAGATTTATATTTCTTTAATATTTTATATTTTTTCCAATATGCTGATTTTTTTGATAATCCAAATGGCGCTTTTCCCATATATGGTTTTATTCTTACATCTCCTTTTCTATTTATTTCATATCTCTCTATATTAGGTATATCTAAATCTCTTATTTTTCCCCATTCTTCAAAACCGCTTTGCTTTATAAATAATTCTTCTATTTCTTTATCAGTCATCCACGTTAAATTTGATAATTTATTATTTCTAACATTTTTATCTATATGAAACACACGATGTTCCTCAGAAGGTTTCAAAATTCCAAAACAAATTAAAACCATTTCATCAATAGGCAAAGATTTTACTTGCGCCTTATAAGACAATGTTATATAACTATGATTTATTCCTTTCCCATTTCTTATATCAGTTTCATTAGTAAATTTATTTCTTATTTTCTCTTTTACAGTTAATAGATGTCCACTTTTTCTTTCAACAATTCTTTCCAACGATTTTATTCTTCCAAAATTACTTACTTCATAATACCCTTCATATATCGGGTCATATTTTCCAATTGATTTCCATATTTCTTTTTCCATAATTCTTCCTTTCACTAAAAAAGCTATCAGAACGGAAGGTAGATATTAATCATTGAAAATACAAAAGTAATTTCCTGCATTTTCAAACATATCCTCACCTTTTAGCCAATCTTTTGTACATAAAATTAATACTTTTAATCCTAATAATGGGAAAAAACAAAGAAAATAAATAGCTTCTATCATAACTATTGCACACCAAATTTGTACTGTATTTAAATTGTAATTATTTATAATATACAACCAGATTGTCACAGGGATAATAGTCCATATAGCTATATAGATAAATAATCTGATTAATCTCTTAATTTTTATTTTCCCGTTTATAAAATGTATTAAAGAAATAATACTACTTAACGTTGACATGCATATTACAATAATGTTAAATAATGTGAATGATTTAAAATAATTAATAATTATCTGCATAATTTTTCCTTTCACATTGTTAATCTATCATACATATTAAATAAATCAGTCATAGCAATTGTGCTTTGAATCTTTTTTAATAATTTTTTTGCTTTTTTCTTTTTCTTAAAACATCCATAAGCTATGCTTTTCTGATTATTTATCAATATTTTCCTATATCCTTTTTCTCCCATTTTCAATTTTTTTTTTCTCTCTAACCGAAAAATCATATATTTATTTTTATGAAATACTACTAACCAAAATTCTTTCATGTTCTTTCCTCCACAAAAAAGGCTATCAGTTCGGGGGGTGGATACGGCACCTCACCCGATCTCATAGCCTTTTATACTAAATCTGCCGTATCCAGATTATCTATACTTCATAATACTCAATACCTTAATATATTGTCAAGCCATTTGGGGAACCCTATTCATTTTAATAATTCTCATATTCCTGTATAAATTTGATGACTGACTCACTCCATCCGTCTATGTGTATCCATTTCCCATATCCAATACCATTTTTATATGATGCGACATTCAAAATGTATCCTTTATATCCATCTGGTTGTTTTACTTTATCATGACTCTGCTCATCGGTGATAATTATTAGCCGGTCAAAATTAAATTGTTCAAGATATTCTATTGCTCTTCCTAAATATGTTGCTGAATGATCAAGTTTATCAATATAATCCATAATTGCAAAACCATGATAATTAGGGATCTCTGCAATATTATCAGAAAACGTAAATATTCTTATATCCTCACAAATCTCTCTGACTAATATTGCCACCCCGGAAGCTGCTTTTAATCTGTCAAGTTCCGATCTTTTTGAAATTCGTTCTCCTACCATAGATCCTGATACATCTACAAGCAATATAGTTTTACCTTTCAACTTTTGCTCTTTTGAAAGTGCCCGAATCATACCTTTTTCCAGTTCACAAGTTAAAGACGGATTTGTCATTTGAGCCGCGATAAATCGGAAAGGAAGAATCCTTGAAAAATTAGCTATGTTCATATAATCAGTTATTATTTTTTTATTAACATTTGATTCAATCATATTTCTCAAATTTCTCAAAAAAGCTAACCCACCCAATCTCTTTTCCCTCATCAATCTTTCGAAAGTTTGTTTCTTATCGGCCCCACCCGATAAAGCAGTTTCCCAAGTATCCGGGACTTTCAATTCATTGTCCCGTAATCGTTTCCATAATTGAGCCTGGCTATCATTCTCTGGTTTAGGGTGTATAAGTCTCATGACATCCAATAACTTAACAGTTTTTTTCCGGTTATATTTAGCAAGTTGATATTCATCAAACTTTTTAAAAGATAAAGCTAACCCTTTTTTCATTTGGGCAGGAATAGCCTTCTTTCCATTCATCCAATACAATGCAAGTAATTCTGTCAATTCATCTGGCCTTAAAATAATCTGATTAACAGTATCACTATTAAGATCTCCCTTTGCAGCAAGACACACGCAAAGCAATAATGGTACATGCCGTAAATGCTGTTTTGTCCGGGCTTCAATTGCAAGCTGTTTAATCTTGCTAGAATCAACTATTTGGCATAAATCAGCTATTCTTTGAGTAATCGAAATACCATCTTCGTAAAATTGTGATTCCCATAATAGACATGATAATACTGACCGTCTTAATTCCTGATAAGCATTTATCGAATGAGCCTGCGCCCCTTCATGTGTTATTCTATTATTTTTTTTTCTTTTATTCATACTCGCCATAGATAACCTTCAGGTAATAAAATAAAACCAGGGAAACTATTGAATACAGTTTAATTTCAATTTACAGTCGAAGTAGCTGCATTCTATCACCACTGGTTAAGAGAATGGGCGGGACTCGAACCCGTGACCGCTCGATTATAGTCGAAGTATCTTTATTCTATCACCACAATACAGGGAAACTATCGAATAAAGTACATAGCGCTCTACCAACTGAGCTACCATTCTCCACAGGAGACTGACTAGACTTGAACTAGCGACACATACGAATAGACCTATCTCTATTGCTCTACCAACTGAGCTACAGTCTCCATATATTAGGAGGGAAACTTATCAAATACAGTATTTCATTATCTTCGAAGTAACTGTATTTTACACCACTCCTTATTTTCCGTTCCTCTGCTCGGAAAGCAAGGAATGAGAAACAGAATTATTGCCAGTATTGAGCTTTCCGAGCTTCATGATTGTAATCATATAAAAAAAGAAAATAAAAGTCAAGTGTATTTTTAAATTTTATTCACCCCTAATAGCATAATATTCGCCTGTGCTTTTGTTTTCTCCTGATTAATATGGATATCTATCTTAATATTACTGTTACTGGCCTTGGAAATATCCAGCGCTATCATTCTAAACTCCTCAAACTTTCCCGGATCCATGAATACCATAGAGGATATCCGGGCAGGATTATAGTTAAGTAATAATAAATTCACCACAGCCTGGGTTTTTTCCGGATTAATGTTGACCTCAATTTGACAATGCGTCTCAATACCTTCCGCCAGCTCCAAAGCTAATTCTTCAAAGCGAATAAGTTTATGATGATCAACATAAATCATGAATTTATTCACATTCCCATCCCTTCTATGTTAAATATATCATACCGGGGTATTAACCGCAGGTGACACAAACAGTGTGCGTGAGGATTTGTAGGTACAGTTTCCGGCCGGTATATACCAGGGCCTAATCCGTCTATATCCTGAGTAGCATATTCATCGCAGATGTCATATATCGAATGTGCCGCCGATAATTCAAACTTAATCCCATATATCCAGTCCCTGTTCTTAGCATACTCCACTATTCCCAGCCGAAAAGCCCGATTTGTCTCTGTTCTTAATACCCTCATAATATTTGCAAAAGCTGATCTATATACACCCCGACCGGGTGGATGTTCTTTGAAAAACTCCCGCCATTTTTTTGTTCTCATATCCACATCTGGAAGTAACAAGAAAGATTTGATTTGCTGGTAAATCTCCGCAAAAGACACACCTTCAACCATAGCTTCCATCATGTATATACGTATTTGATCCATAGCAGTTTGGTTAATATCCCATATCCGGTCTGATAATTCTATCCCGTCTTCCGATTTTTCCATTATTTCTACTAACTCAAACCAAACCTGATTAAATACTTCCGGCTGAATTTCGGCATCTACTATCTCTTCAGGTAGAATATTCTTAAACACATTTATCTGCGCCTTAACATTTGACATGCTATTTTTTGCACTTCTGTTTACTGCGTCTGTTATAATTCCTGTAGCTTTTTCGTCTATCCTGGTTTTTACCGTGTTAAGATTAGTCGTAATATCACTTAAATCCTCGAATGATACGTCCCCTGTCATAACCATATTAGCTATTCGTTTAGATTCACGGTTGTATAAAGAGAATAGTTTATCTTCTGCTTTTACGATATTTTGTATATTCTTAATATTGCGTTGATTGCTTATATCTTCCAGTCGTGTATTTATTTCTTGTTCAGTCATTTATCTCTATACTTTTTCTGCATTTACTTAACCACTTTTCTAATTCTGCTATTATTATATTATACTTTTCCTGTGATATATTAGGATGATAATCTTTAAGGCCAATGCTTCGTAATATACTTATTACAATAGCAATATCTGTCATTTCACGAATTTGTATATATTCTTGGTTTTTCATAGTTCTAATTCTCCATTCAGTTATATCAGTCATTATCTGGTAAACTTAAAAAATCCTGATATTCTTGTTCATGCATATTTTTTAACATTGTTTTTAAACAATCTATGCAATAAACAGATACATTATTGCAAATATTTGAAATAGAAACACATATCGTTTTATTATTACAAATATCACATATTTTTTCATCATAATCTAATATTTCAGCATTCATTTTATTTCTTCTTTTTTGGATGTCTTGGCGATGGCGGAGGAGGAGGGTTATTTATTAAATATTCCGCCCAATATTCCTTCCATGCTTCTTTATAAAGTTTATCATTTTTAAGACACCATTCATGATTATTCATTTTATCATATCTCCTTTATATTTTTATATTCTCCATTCAGATTTATAAACCAATTGCCTTTATCTGAATTCTCTGTATTACTTTCACCGCATATCTCATCAATAACTTTTTTATACAATTCTCCTGTATATAATTTTTCAAGATAATTTATATCACTCATTCAATAGCTCAAATCTTGTTATTCATTTAAATTCCATTTCTTTAAATCCTTTACATCCATTGGCGATTTGAATAAATATTATCTTCATTGCATTTGCCTTTAATGTATCTCTTAACATTTCATCTTTTCTAAATATTTCTAAAAATATTTTAATATAAATTCGACATACATGACAATGAATACATATACGACAACTTTTTTCATTCATCCAACTTTTTTTATTCATCCGGCAACTTTCCTTCCCCCATAGCCACTCCTTGTAAATGGGCCTTCCGTTTTGCTTCCTTTTCACTTTTCAAATCACCTGGTGTATATGTATAGCATTTCCCGGATTCCCCAAATTTCCAACCAGGTCTACCTTTCTCTGTACATTTCATTACTGGCATATTCTCTCCTTACCAATTACTTGGATCATTTGCTCCTTTTGTATCCGAATTGACCGGGCCTTCTTTTTTTGCTCTGGTAATATATTCTCTCCTTGCCTTTTTAAAGGCTTCCTCTGTTTCCAGATCTTCCGGGATATCCGGTTCCTTCCCCGGTTGACCATTCTCATCGTCTTCCCGGTCAATACCCAGACTTTCCTCTTCTTCCCTTTCCTGTCTCAACATTTCCTGTTCTTCATCGTAATCCAGATCAAGCCGGCCAGAATAAGTATGTAGCGAAATAGCGCCCTCATTCCGTTGCATTCCAAGTGCCTTTGTCTCGTTGAATATATCCCGGTGTACAAGTTCAGGGAAAACTATATGGACCTCTTTGTCTATATCTACAAGCTTTGTTACTTTATTGCCTTCCTCATCTATTTCCTCAACTTCTTCCTGTTGTGGTAAATTTGTGGTTTTTAAGGCGTGCTCCATAACCTTATCATAAATTTCCTCAAAGGTTGTTTGAATCCAATCTTGCATATCCTGGAATTCTTTCACCCCTGGAGCCTCACTAATCATCGTACTTGCGTAGTTACTATTACTTGGATCTGATGTCACCATCCAATTCGGCAGCCCCGGTCCGGCTGCAATCATATTAAGCAAAGCATATCCGTCATTCTGTACATCCCCTGCCTGCAAATTGGGTGTTTTAAATTCGTAATCTATCCCTCTGCTTGTCGTAAACTGACTTACCCCTTCCGGTAATCTATGATAAGCGCTGCCGTCTGGTGCTTTTCTTTTGGTTGTATTATAAGCGGATGCAATATTGGCGACCTGAGCACTTGTCCCGGTTACTTTTTTTACCAATCCCACAACAGCACGAATCTTATTTAGCTTCATCCGGTCAGATATCCAGTCTTTATACTGGGCCAATGGCCTGGCTATTACTTCAAGTAATGATCTACCGCGCTTCACATCTGAATCTACCAGTATCTTGTCATGTATTACTTGTTCTGCTGGTATCTTTTCATTGCCGTAACAATAATACTTAACATCTTCTATATCATCCGGGTTAGTTTCTATGCCATAACTCACTTTTTTATCTGGATCCTTTACCTTAAGAGGATTCATAAAACGAATTTTTACTTTTCCTTCTGATAAAAGGAAAAATCGTATAAAACATTCACCATCTCTCACAAGCCGCCTTATTATTTCTTTTCTTCGCCTAACCATTTTATTCTCTTTAAAAAACTCTTTCCAGGCTTCCTGCCACAATTCATTTTTTGTTTTAGGATACATCTGGAAACCCCGGCCTACTACATACTTTTCATATAATCGTACAATTCCCCGGGCGTGTGGATTTTTATAATAGAAAAGTTGTGCCTGTTTAATCATAGTTTCATGGTCCATTTCAGATAACTGCTTTTCTTCATTATGCCCAGCTTCCATCCATTTAGCCTCATCCTCATCTTCAAATTGCTGTTTTAGCCGATTTGTGCTACTTATCGATGATTCGAGATATTGTTTTATAGCTTCTTGCTCTTTCAACTCATTTAGTAATCGTTCTTTTTTTACCTTAGCTGAAAGAAATATGTTAGTTATGAATTCAATCATACTTTCTCCCTATCTAACCATCCCACTAAAGATTCACGTTTTTCTTCATCTATCTCATAAATAGGCCATGAAAAACTAGCTGTTGAATAAATATTATCAAACTGTTTATTAGTGATCCCCAGCTTTATAGCTATTTCACTCCGTTTTCTGGGTTTTTCCAATATAAACTCTTTTATTCTTTCTCGATTATTTTCAAGGAAAATTACCGTTTCATTTTTTGAATTTTGCTTTTCTCTTGCCATTATTCCTTATCTAATTTGATTTTATAAAGTTGATGTAATTCATCTATACTAAGATTTATATTAATTGTATCAAAATATTGTAGTTCTACATCATTCTCATTTACTTTTATAAGTTTTCCTATTAATAATCGTTTAGGCTTCGTTGCTTACTCCTCATTTCCCATTAACCAATATCTCATATCAGCAAATGCATATACTAGAGCATCCGCCTTATTTGTTGACCGCCCTATCCGTTCTTTCACTTTCTCCTTGTCTTCCACAACTATTCTGCCATTCGATGCGGTCTCATATTGTACTACTGTTAATTCTTCAATAAGTTCCTCATCATCTGGTATTGATATCACATTACCGTGTGTATATTGTTGAAAAAAAAGATTTCTCAGACTGAACCACATTTCCGCACGAAGATTTCTATATTCATCTTCATATTGTGGTTGTGGTTTATTCCGGCTATCAATACCAATTACGGGGATTCCCATCTCCGCAAGCCTATCAAATGGTCCATGTCCTACTCCGATCATATCTATTTTCACTATTCCTGCATCATCACGCATCTGTACTATTTTCCCCGTGGTATTCATAGTATTACTATCCACCCAAGCATAACAGTATACTACCTTTTTGTCAAGCCTTTTTATAATGACCGATGGATCCCCGCCAGCGCCAATATCTACACCATATTCACTTGTATTATTTGTATTCACGACTTCTGCATTTACCGCAGATTCTACCCAGGATAGCGGGATAATATTGAACATGGTTATATCAGATAATTCACCACATACTTTTGTATCCCATAAATCTTTTCTGTTTAATAACCAGGTTTTCTCTTTATCTTTAATCCACTTTTCATCTGTAACCTGTATTTTCTTTTTTAATTTTAAATCCCATTCCATTTTTCTCTTGGGTTTTCCATATTTCTGTAATTCCTTGCACATTTTAGGATTGAGATGTTTAAATTTGTATGGCCTCACAAATGGCGAATCAAAAGCTGAGAAATGTATAGTTTTCCACTGGGTTCTCTCTCTCGTGTGATGCTTAAAAAAAGGTGTTTGTTGCTTCGCCCCATCAGTAGTCGATATCTCTAATATCCTGGCAGTACCCCCTGTCATAGATCCCTCAACGGCATCGAATACCCATTGCGGCAGGCCCTTAGCTTCATCAAGTATCCAGAGAATATGGGGACCGTGATATCCTTCCAGATTGTGCTGTTTTTCCGTAGAAAACCCTACCATATACCAATCTGGTTGTATTTTCACCCGGAGCGGTGAGGTTGTATAGTTACCACTAACCCAGCCTATAACTGTCATGTAAAGATTACCAATTTCTTTCCATAGCAAATCCCGGACCTGTCTTTCTACTGGAGCTGTTGTAATCACAATTGATTTCCGAAAAAGATTAAGAAAAGTAACCGCTATTACCGCAGCCGTAAATGTTTTACCCACTCCATGAGCTGCTCGGACAGACGTTCGCTCATTATTCCATACCGAATCTACAATATACCGCATTCCAGACCAAGTACGGATACCTAAACGCTTTTCTATATACATAAGAGGATTGTCTATGTATTTGAATAGAAAGGGTTTATTTCCCTTTCTCCTGTTCTGCTTCCCATTCATCCGCTTCTCGGTGCAGATCTTCCATAGTTATGCCTATGATATTAGCATTTATATTAGTAACTTCAAACCCAAACATTTTCCCCATGCTATCTAATATACGCCTGCATTCCCCATAATCACCTACATTATGAGATTGTTTATACAAATCTTCATATCGGGCCTTTGCCTCTTTTATCCATTCTTCTTTTTCCGGGATTTTTGTAGCTACAATTCTTTCCCTGGCCTTAGTAATATATGAATCAATAGTTCTGTCAGAAACCCGCCACTTTTCTTTTGAAACTATTTGAAGAATCTCCCATCTAGGAGTACAAGCAAGACATAAATTCATTATCATATGTATTCGATCTTCAAGTATATGTTGTGCTGTTGTTGAATGCTTACTTCTTGCCATTACTATATTTTTCACCAACTTCACAGCAATTTATTCGTTCTATTCTATTCCAATAAGGTGGTCTACATCTCACTAATCGTATACCATTTTTTTTAGGTAACCACCGCATAGCTTTTCCATCTTTTACAATACTCCAATCCTCTTCAATTTCTTCTACTTTTACACTTATTACTTTCCCTTTTCCATATGCCCGTTTTTTACCAAGATGCTTTATTTCTTTTAATGCTTTCTTTATCTTACTTTTCTCTCCAACAGCATAAGCAATCATTTTCTCTGTCAATAACAAGCACATGGGAGTATTATATTCTCTGTATATTCCTTGTTGCGTATTAACCGAACCTTTCATTTTTTCTATTCTGTTTTGTCTAAATTTCTTTCTCCAGTATTGTATAGTTTCAATTTGATAATCCCCAGGGAACAATGCAGACGCTTTCCAGCCCCACTGATTTTTTATATTCCATTTTTCAAGCGGAAGAGGGCAATCAAATGGCTTATCCGATCTTCCTATATTATCCAATTTTACAAATTTTGGTATTAATGACCATGCAAGTAATGCATCTAAATGTATCGGTTCATTTTTGTCAATTATCAATCCTGTACCATCAAGAAAAAATGTTATCTGTAAATTTTCAAAACTCATATAATGGCCTTTCTATTTTTTTAAAATTATACAAAATTCTCTCATCACCTTTAGTTAAATCGCATTGCAATTTATGACTTTTAGCAGTCATTAATCCGTCATTTTCAACAAAAAACCCAGGCTCATTTTTAGGACGTTTATTTAGCGCATGCCATACCATTATTTTATCAACCATTTTCCACTTATATTTAGCATTCTTATTTCTCAAAGGAGTACATGGCTGTGGTATAAAAGGCGTCCATTTAATTCTTAAACTTACATTTTTTTTCATATCTAATCTAAAAATTTGTTTCATTAACTTTTCGAATTCATTAAAATCTTCTAACTTTTCCCAGGGATATCCAAATATAAAAAACATTTTAAAATTAACATGTCCATTATTTAATAACATTTTAAAATAATCAACTATCATTTTATTAGTTATTTTTTTATTAACTAAAAATCTTATTTTTTCTGTCAATCCATCTATTCCTATTCTTATAAGTTGATTCATTTTAATTGGAGGATTATTTTTCATAACAGATTCTAATCGCATTGAAGAAAATGCCGATAAAAATCCTTTACCAGAAAGATATTGATATAATTTTTTATAATCTGAATGACTTGCTTCATCAGGTGCATAAAAATTTATTTTTTTTGTTTTAGATAAATCACATAAATCTATAACTTTTTTTATCTGATTATATTTATATGTTCTAAATTTTGTACTATATCCTAATTCACAATAATAACATTTAAATGGACATCCCCTAGCTATTTCAACATACCATGCCCTGGATAATGTTTCTGGACGATTTAGATAAGGTGGATTATCAGGCAATGGATCACAAATTATTGTTTTTGGGATTTCTTTTCCATATTCCCAATTCTCAGATATTATCCATCCCGGTATCTTGCTTAATCCTTTTATCCCTTCTTGTTTAATAATATTAAGAGATTTTCCTATTGAATTTTCTGCTTCCCCAATAAAAACCGCATCTGCAAATGAAATAATAGGACGTGGATTATTTTGCATAGGATGTCCGCCTACTAATCTTATTTTTGCTTTTTTAGGTAATTGTGCTAATTTTATAAAATCTGAACAATGATGTAAACTTATCATTTCTATATCATACTTAGCATTTGTTGAATTTAAATAATCTACTTTAAATCCTGCCTTTTCTGCATGATATTTTACATAAAAAGCTCCAATACTTCCTTTTCTATCTTTTGCACATGGTTCTATTATATTAATTTTCATTTTTCAAATCCTGTTGACTTGGTAATAAATAGCAACACAATTTATAAAGAGGACTTTGATATTTATCTTTAGCCCAGTCATAAAATTGCAACCATTTTTTAAGACCAATTTTTTTGATTAACCATGCAGAACAATCAAGAGTTTCAATAACACTTCTTCCTATTCCATCTTTTAAAGCTGCAAATATGCTATTATACCATAATCTATTTTTTTTTCCATCCCTTGCATCGACATTTAACTGTTCAAATCTCCATATACCATATTTACCTTTATTTATTGTAGTTACAAATGCACCATGTTTTTTATAAGATGTCGTTATATATATAGCCCAACATTTAGAATTTTTAACTCCTGATAAAAACATATCACGAAATAAATTCTTATCAAATCTTATAAATTCTTTTTCATTAACAAACCATGATGATCGTTCAGGACGATATTTCAAAACAATAGCAGCAGCTATTCCAATCTTATCGGAATCAGGAGCTTTTAAGATATTTGTATTTGTAAAATTAGATGAAAAAAAACCTTTCCGTTTTATAGTTTGACATTCTTCCCCGGTAACACAACATATACCTTTCTCTGTCTGTTCAGGAATATTTATATCAGGATAATTTCTAATCTGATTAAAAATTAAATCAAACGCATTCATTTATTTTCTTTCTTTGCAATTTTAACGATTTTCTTTTCTATTGCAAATACATTCAATTCATTAAGATATTTTAATATTTCATCTTTCTTATCTTTTAAAAAATCTAAATATAGTTTAGGCTCAGGACAATTTGTCAATTCTACTTTTATTTTACCAAATCCCCTTCTATTATCTGCTCCTATATATCCTTTCTCTTGTAATAATTCAAGTCCCAATCCTAAAGCTGCTTTTTCAAGATAAGAAATATGCTTTGACATGTCTATTCCGCCATAAAATTTCACACCTGCTTTAATACATTCCGTATTTGCAATCATGGAAGCGTTTTCTCCTTCTTCATGTCCTTCAAAATCATCACGTCTTGTTAGATATTGCCATTCAAAAAGTTCATGTACTTTTTTTGCACCATTTCCCCATTCATAACATCCTGGCCGAAAATCAGAAATATTAATACGTCCAGATAATATTCTATTTCCGAGTCCACCACCCAATAATGAAAAAAATGGTAATGTATCCCGAAATAAATGTATTTCTTCTGCCCTGGAAGATCCAAATTTCCCCAATTTTTCAGAAAAAGCTTTTGATGCTTCTGAATCTGACGCTAAACCCCCACCAGAATAAATAATATGAAAAAACCATTTTGTTATCTTTGGATTTGTTTTATTAACTCCAATTCCTATTGATTCAAGAAAATGATCTGCCAATAAATCTCTTATCTCTCCTCTAATTGCATTACCTGCATAAAATGGCAAATTCAAAACATTTCCGGTATCACTTAAAACTTGCATTCTTCTAAAAAGAGTCGCATTTCCTGCTTTCTGATCAGATCCATGAGAAAGCGGAGATATTGTCGTGAAATTAATTCCAATATCAAAACTTCCTTGCGGCAAAGCTTGTCCCTCTGAATCTTCAATATCCTCAACTTCTATTTGTTCACAAGCCAATTCTATATCTTTCCATTTTGAAAGACAAATTATCATAGCTGCTATTCTAGGGTATTGTCGCAACCAATTAAGATATTTCAATCCATCAGTTTTTTGAATAATTAAAAAATCAATTCCTGATATATCATAAATTTTTCCCATATCAGAATTTAAAAGTTTTGCCAGTTTCTCAACTACCCCCAATAATGTTGGTTCCGAACTTGCTTGCACAATTTTATCAGCAATAAACTCTGATAAATTTCTTTTGATTTTTAAATTCGCATGCAATCTTAATGCATATAAAATTTTAATTACATAAATTATGTCCATTCTGGACCTCCTTAATTATTTAGTCATTTCTTATTCAAACCTTCTTTTAATAGTAGCTTTATAGTTAATTGTTCACATTTAATACAACATCCTTTTCTATTTCTATAATCAAGTTTAAAATAAGCACCACAATACATACATTGACAATTATTTTTATTTACTTTTCGCCTTGCCATTACTCACTCCATGCCTTATATTTCTTAACATAGTTAAGTACATCTCCCGCCATAAGTAGGATCATAATTATAATCACTTGTATCATTTTTTTCTATTTCTTTTTCTTGTAAGTATTCCTCATAACTAATTCCTTTTAAATCAGCATAATATTCATTAATTTTCATTTCTTGATTCTCTAACATTATTCACCTAAAAAATATGATTAAAAAAGTTAATAGCACAAAGATACTTGTCCATAAAATAATATTCCAGATATACAGCTTATCTTCTGCGTGATTATACGCATCTATGTAATTATCTGCTTTTGTATAATCTTTTATTTTTATAAAAGCTTGTACCCAGTCTGATAACTTATCTTTTATTTTAAATCCCTTGTATACACTAATAATAAGAAATCCTATCCATGATACCATCCCTGCTGCAATTATTTGTTTAATTATGTCCCATATCATCCGGGGCCTCCTTTTATTCACTTTACCCTTGCCATTATTATAGCATGGCCTTACTTATATGTCAACCTTGCTCCCGCTTTTCTTTCCGCTTTTTGAATTCAATAATCACAAGCTTAATAAACTCCTGTGATTCCTCTTTCAATCCTTTCTTTTCAACATACTGCTCCAGGCAAACAAAATTTCTTATAAGTAAAATAAAGCCGTTTATAAATTCTTGTTTCCGGTCTTTAAGTTCTTTGTCAGTCAGTTTTATTTCTTTCCTGGTTTTGTAAGTAGATGCTTTCTCAATCTCATCTATAGCATCTAGGAAACTCTCACTTATTGCCATTATCTTTTGTATTATCTGATTCTTTTCTATTACAGTTAATTTCATATTTTCCTCCCAAACAATCTTCTTATCTTATTCCTCACCGGATTAACATCCGGCATCAATTTAGTCTCCAGGTTTTTAGCCTGCTGGAAATCCACGGTTTTCACGGTTATTATCCGCTCCCCCGGTTTTAGCTTACCTTCCTTTTTATGCTGTTTCACCCGAGACATCATTTCCTTTGCACAACCTATATACACTATTTTCCTGTCCTGCAAGATCATGTATACCCCCGGTCCCAGGATTGCAACCATGTAATCCGGGGATTCCCACATATCAAATCGCTGTAGTCTTTCGATTACCAGTTGTGCTATAATTGCATTTGATTGTGTTAAATCAACAAAATTAAATAGTTGAATCATATGATATTTTTGTATGTCTTCTTCCATTATTTCCTCCTTAAAACCATTGTTCTGTCATTGCTTTTGCTATTCCGGGGAAAAACCGAGATCTTTCCCGGCTTCTATTTTTTTTAGAACTTCCCATATAATGAATTCTCGAAAATCTTTTTTTCATAATTTTTGTCGGTTCTAATTTTTTGACACCTTTCAGCCATAGACAAATTGCTTTTTTTTCTTCATGTCCAAATTGCCACGGTTGTATTATTTGATCCGGCTTTCTATACAAAGTTGACATTATAGAAATTGGATGTTCAATTACAATTCTCTTATTTTCAAGCCTAGTAAACCACATAAAAAACTCTATTGCTTTTTTTTGTCTTCCATCTTTTTTCTTTTCAGAAAACCATCTTGCTCCGCTACAAGCAGTATGAGTACAAGGAGGATGCGCTATTACAAGGTCATACCTAGACCAATCATATTCCCGGCAATCCCCTTGAATATGGGGACCTGGCCGTTCGGTTGGTTCAAGGTCGCAACTTATCGTATCATGTCCGGCTGATAGAAAAGCATCCCGGACTATTCCGCTAAACTCACATAATATCGCTACTTTCATTATATCACCTTCCTAAACACCCAGAAATAACTATGAAATTTCCGGGCATGCTGCTGTCTCTTAATCTTACCAGAAATTGGCCTATTCTTTGCAAGCAGGACAAATAAATCTTCCGGGTAAAAATTATTGGCAATTGCTCTATCATACACATATATATGATTCCAATATTGTTTTCCTGATCTTACCGTATCCTGGCATTTCACAATAAGAATTCCGCCTGGTATAAGTATTCTTTGAAATTCTATAAATGATTCTATTATAAATAATTGATATTCTGGAATATTTTTGAATGATGAAAACCTCTGATGCATGATATTACTATTTTCCTTTTCTTTCCCGGTTGGCTTCGTTGTAAGGAAAGGCGGATCAAAAATTATACTTTCTATCGAATTCTCAGCAATAGGGAGATCTCTGCAATCTTTTTTTTGTACCTGAGTACCCGGGATAGGTTTAATGTCATATCGAAATTCCGGCGCCGGCGCCACTATTTTCCCGGATCGGTAAAATCCACCCTTATTATAACAGGGATCAAGATGAATCCGGCCAGCCGGTATAAATAGGTATATTATCGCCTGTAATATTGCATCCTGAGAGTATGATATAGATTTTATAACTGGGGTTGTTTCACTTTCCGGGAATAATCCATCTGTCAAAACAATTCTCCTTGTTCTGTTCTGGACTCTAATAATTCATCTGTTTTTTTAAGAACAAAGCATATTCTGCATCCGCAATCATCTGGATGATTGACATATTTCCCAGGATATATTCCATATACGCCCTTTTCATCTGCCAGTCTTTCTGCTATTTCTTGTGCTTCTTCAACTGTCATTTCATACTTTCCTGTCCTTCTGAGACAATCTATCAAACTTCCATTGATCACAATATTTATTACTCGAATCTATTAATTTCCCAATACCACAATTTTCTTCTCTTGTTACACCTGTTTCCATTACACTATTATTTTTACAATTTCCACAACATCGCTGAGCCTGGTTTTCTTTTTCCAATTGCTTAAATGCTTCATATATTACTTGAATATTAGAATCTACAATCGCATCAAGTAATAAACGTAAAAGCGTATCAATATTTTTATCTTGCAATTTTTCTTTCATCCAATCTGGTTTTGTTTGTTTCATCTTTCATCCTCCTTTTAATTATTGCTGGCAGTTCCCATTTTCTTTGAAACCTTTTCCAGTCTTTTTTGTATTGTCTTTGGTTATCACTTCTCCTCTGGTATTCTATATTCAATCAGCTTGATGTTTTTTTCAGACAAATATAAAGGATGAGCAGGGGTGCTATTTTTATTGATTTTTAGACAGTATATTTTATTTTTATAAATTTTCATCATTTTCATTAAAGCCTGCAAATCTTTTTCCTTTGCCTTTCTGCCACACGCAAGTATTACTTTTTCTGTTTGACATAACATATTCTGTAAATATAAATATCTGTAAGGACCTTTATAATCTATATTTTCCCTAAACAGTTGCTTTGAATTCGTGCAAATATAAGCGTATAGATTGCCTACGTATAAACTTCCATATCCGAGTTTATCAGAAATCCTAATTATTTTCCGTATCGTTGGATCATCTTTTTTTCCATCCGCAATTGAAGGATTCAGCATAATCCACATTATCGATTTTTTTTCAGAATCCCATTCCCGATATAATTGATATCTATAATTACCTTCTATAATTGCTTTTCTTATCATGTTTTCACCACCTTCTTCCGGCAATCTATATCTATCTCTACTAATGCGGCATGTTTTTCAAGTAGACAATTTTCCACATGCTTACCTTCTCTTAAACAATCTTGACTCATATGATCTATTTCACACATTTTACAATCATATCTTTTACGTAAATCATTACCACAAAAAGGGCAAATAATATTCTCACTGCATACTTTTAATAATTCCAATAGCTCGATATATAATTTTGTATCTTTATATATCATCACTTCATCCCCTATTCTATTTTCTCCCATATCTGGATAAGCTTTTTTTGATGCGGCCAGGTCAACTCTTTTCCTTTTGACAGCCATAGCCTATCTGTTTTGTCAAGAAATTCCCGCTCCCAGTCATTCAACTTTACCCGCCCAATATCTAAGGCGGTTATTATATCATCATATCTTTCCTGATTTGTCATTTTTCCCCTCATTATAACTTATCTAATTCCTGATCTATTATTACATAGTAATAACAATCAGGACACAGTTTTAAAGTTAGAGAAACTTCTAATTCTTCGACAATTCTTCCATCTTTTTTTCTTACATACTCCTCCTTGCCATTTTCGTAAGGCTCGATATCAAATACTGGTAATCCATAAACTTTTGCCAAAGCTAATTTTGATTTGCATTTAGGGCATTTTTCATTACATACCCTTTTCTTACTTACTTTACTTTTCAATTCTCTCTCCTTAAATCTTTCATTTTCTTTGCTGTATTTTGAAATAAAGAAATTCCATCATCTCTTGATAAATTAGTCATCCAATGCACATCTTTGTAACCAGGTGGCAATGTCATTGCAATTGCAAGTCCTGGTTTCTTATCCGTTTTCAAAAAATCTTTGAAAAGCTTCTCTATTTCTTTGATCAGATCACTATAATCTTTCATCCTTAATCTTCTCACATTTCTATTATTGTTATTGGAATCCTTTTAATAATTTCAAAATATCCTATTCTAAAATGGGTTACTTTATATGTACCGTTAATATATTTTCCAATTCTTTTTTCTAAAATAAATCGCCTTCCAGGTGTCCATATAAATCCAATCATTATTGATTCCCCTATTTTAAGGGCTATACTTTTTTCTGTCTTTACTAATGGCAGAATATTATTTATCATTTCCTTCCTTCCTTACTTGCTTCATCCGTTCATCCATTGCCTCTTTCATCTCTTTCCACATTTCATGTATTTCCTGGGAAAAATCTTCTTCTGCCTCTTCAATCAACTTACTTCGTTTTTTAGCTCCTGATGGTATTACTCGATCACCTCCAGCTCCCCATGAAATTACAGGATATGTTTTTTCAGTTTCTATAACTACAGCAATATCCGGTCTTATCTTCCATTCCCGGGAAAAATGTCGTTTTATGTTCTGTAATAACTGTACAAGCTCACATTCATAATAATTTTGCCTTACATAGTCATATACTTCTTTACGGACAAATTCATTTTCATAGACACCATAATATTTCTGTAATTCTATTATAAATTGTTTGTAATTCATCCTATTTTTCCCTCTTATAATTATAACAAAGTTCACCCTTTTTCACTGAATAAACTTCAGATAAAACACATGCGACATCCAGATGAGAAAATTTATAATACTTACATGTATTATCACATTTTACCGGTTCTTTACCTTCCAATTTCCCGAACAGTATGTTTATATTTTTCGAAGACATATTTTTTAGACTCATTCAATTCCCCTTAAATAAAGTAATTCTGCATTTAACAAATGATAAGGTTTTCTTATATCATATTGTAAATAATCAATTCCACACTCAACCCAATTACCTATTGTTACTTGTACTATAAATTCTATATCTTTATAGTTTTTATAAATTCTTATCATTACTCTATGCCTCTTAAATAATCCTCTTCTGTCGGTTTCTTTCTCTTCTGTATTTCTTCCAGAAACATAGTCCATATCCTTTCGCTATTTAAAGTTGACGGAAAAAAAGCTTGCTTTTTCCATATCTCTATACCGCTTTTCTTCTTAAGCCACCAGAAAAATTCTACACATTTCTGTGTAAATTCCTTCAAGGTCATATCAGGTGCCCTGGCCCGGTAAGTTATTTGAATTCGCTTATCTAATTCTTTGCAATGTTTTCGCTGTTTTCCCCAGTTATCATATTCCTGTTTTTCCCTGAAAAGAGATTCAAGGTATTTCCAGTTTTTATCATCATATAGATATTGCTTTACTGATTCTGATTCAGGAATTTGCAAATCGATTTTTTGTTGGTGCGATTCTTTTGAATCGCATTTATTATTATATTCTATATTCTTATTCAATGTATTAATATTTAATATCTCTTCCGCATTTTCTAAATACCCCCCTTTAATATTCTTAATACCTTCTTTAGAATATTTAATACCCCCTTTAGTATTCTTAATACCCCTATTTAATATTCTAAGTACCCTTTTTTCTATGATTTTACCTTTCTTTTTAAAAGAAATAGACACATATCCCTTCTTTTTTAGACTGGTTATTATCTGCGAACACCGTCCAGGGGTTAATTGAAATATCTTTGCAAAATAATTATTACTGGCATAGCATCCATGTGAATTGTCCAAGTTATCGATTTCAGCGATAAATAATTTTTCCATCCAGGTTAAATTTTCATCCTTAATAATTTCTTCTGGTATCCATAATCCTTTAAAGTTCTTATTCATTTCTTACCTTAATAAAAAAAAGGCAATCAACCGGGGCGTCTCGGGTTGACAGGAGAACAAACCCCGGTAAATTGCCTTTATTGTCAACCCTATCTTAACTTAACATATCCTGGTGGATGTGTCAAGGGTTATCATAAATATTCACCAGGATATTTGTATCATCCAGGCTCGCATATTTCCGTATGGCATGGGTAAGTAGTTTTATTTCCAAGTGAATATTTCGCACAAACTTGGCAGATCTCTTCTTGAAATAAAACCGATTATTCTTCACCCAGTACAAACCCCATTTCCCTACATCTTCACTGTTTATCATTCCGTAAGGACAGACATAATATCTATGACATCCTAAATGCGGTGCTTCCTGAACGAATTCGCTAATTTCAGGATTCCCCCATATCAGTTTTTTTGTTTCTGATTTATGTCGATGGAAATATGGCCAGTATTTAACTTTATATTTGCTTCGACATTCCTTTAATACATCCGCTTTAAAATCAGATATTGATGTCTTAATTTCGTATAGTGTGGTATACCCATTTTTAAAACACAACACATCCGGCATTTCATCAGTAATCTGGCAATTGTATTCATACAATACCACATCGGATTCCTTAAGAAATCGTTCAGCGGTCAACTTACATAGTTGGTAATGATTGATCGGGATTAAATCTTGTTGCATAAACCCCTTTCAATAAAAAAGCCCTGTATTCTTTTCACGGGCCATTATTTACCTTTCTTGAAAAATATCATTGCTATCAATATGATTATTCCTGTGAATCCCCAAGCTATTAATTTCACCAAATCGGGTAGAACAAATCCCCTCATGAATATCGCAAATATTATAATTGAAGCAAATACTGATATTAAAATTTTCATACCTTTCTCCTCTTTTCACGGGCCATTATTTGCCCTCACATGTGGTTCATAATATTTACATCGACATGCGATTCCTTCTGAAATAAGATTTATAAGCCCCGAAATATCTTCAATTATAAAACTTGCTAATTCAAAATTGTCGAAAATTCTACTCCTGTGTTTGCATATATTATGATTCCTGCAATTAAAACATGATTTGATGGTAATTATTGCTTTCATTTGTATCTCTCCTCTATCAAACGCATTACCTCTAGGTCACCTGTTTTAGGGGGACAAATTACTTGTTTGTATGTCGCTTTCAGATGTTCCCACATCTTTTTGTATTTTTTATTTGCTTTACGTTTATTCCAAGCTTGTATTGCTTTTTCTTCTGAACCATGCCCAAAAATTAAAGCTTCACAATTTATGCATTGTACCCCTGCCGCATCTTGAAAAAATACCTCAATATCGATATTTCCACAAAATGGACATGGTTTTATTTCTTCCATCCTTACCTCCATATACCTTTATAGTTTTTATTCATACAGTATTCTTTTCACGGGCCATTATTTGCCTTTATATTCATCAGGATTTTCAATTTGCTTATGTGCCCAAATCATAAAATTTGAAAGTACTGTACTTGATGGTAATTGCTTTGTATTACTTATAAAATCTGCCACTAATTCATCAAGATATTTATGTAATACTCTATGCCTTTCCTTATGTTCTGTAATATCCATATCCATATATACTTATTTCCTCCCCGTTGCCATATTCCCACGGATTGATTCTATTATAGTCATATTATTCTACTCTTTACAGCAGGCCCGGATTTGAACCGGGCATTACCTTAATCTCCTTAGCAATCCGGCAATTCTATGCTGCATGCAGTCGATTACTGCTGTAGCGTCCCGGCCTCTTCAACGAGACGCCAAAAAAATACTACTACTATGTTAATATATCAGGCACCCGGTCAACGACACGGTTGCGTACCTGTCTTTTTCTCATGCCGCTCCATATCATGGGCTATCCGCCTGGCTTCTCCAGGACTTCCGGCCTGCACAGTCTTCCTTCCTACTGTATACCATCTAAGCGGTTTTTCCTTCCTTATATTCATGGTTGCCTCCCTATAATCCTGCACTACTCCATTCAACGTGATGTATCTATTTTACAATCTGGATATTCTTCACACTGACAAAGAAGTTCTTTTAGCCATCTTAAGAATCCTTCGTAATCACCCCAGCCATTTTCAGGATTAAATTGTTTAAATCTTTCTGGATTTTTCTCCATTTTTTCTATACCCGCTTTTAATGGATTAATTAACTGTTCTGCTTTTGTATAGTTATTTTCCGGTGCTCTCCAAAGGCAATTATAAATTCCTGCTTCTGATGCCATCCTTCCTAAATTATGAGTAACATTTGCCTTGTAACATAAATTGCCACAACATTTGCAATTTAAATAAATATCTAAACTCATCTTTTACCTCCATAAAAAAAACCGTTTCTCCTGGCTATCTGAGTTGTACGCCCAAAGACAGCCATGAAAAACGGCTCTTAATCAGTCGTACACCCTGATAATCACAGTATAGCATATCCCGGGAAAAGTATCAAGGCTTTTTTTTCTTTTTGAACTCCAATTTCAAATGAATTATAAAAAAGCTTATATCAAATACAATTCTTCCAATAAAATTGGTTACTAAAATAGAAATTGGCAATGCAATATTATTGCAATATATTTTAGCCGAAAATTTCATTCTATTCCTTCCTTTTCTTGTGTATTACCGGGACAATTCCTATACCCTTCCAGAAAGGGCATTGATCACAATCCCGTTCCTTGGGTGGGCATTTTACCCTTGGGACATGGGGACATTTGTATTCTGGTTTCATATACCTCTCCTTTTCCGGTCTTCCATGACTCGATCAAAATATTGCTCACTTAATTCTTTATCTTGTTGTAGCTGCTTATGGCAATTATTACATACCAACAAAGTTGATTTAAAATCTGCTAAATTAGCAATATGCTTTTCCCGGTCCCGGTCATAATAATCCTGCCGAGGATAACGATGATGCCATGATCTTGCCCAGGTAAACAGGCACCCTGGAAGGTTCACCTCACAACAGGTGATGCCTTTCTTCATATAGATAACCTTAAGGCGTCTGTTCGCTTCCCGGTTAATCCGGCCTATCTTGCCGGTTTTTTTTATGGGGGTGCGTTTCATGATTTATTCCTTCTTATTTTATTTTTGCATCTTTGGCATCCTTTAATAACTCATTTATATTATCCAATCCTTTTTCAACTATCATAACCCGCCTGTTCATTTCATCCAGGCATTCAATGGCCAGCTTGTTTAATGCGCTGGCATGTTGGTTGCATAGATAATTACGAATTGTATTCCATAATTCAGATATTTCCATTTGTTCTGGGTTCATAGTACCTCCTTAAAATATTTCTAACTCATCCTGCTCAGGTGGGCGTAGTTCCCGGTTAAGTTCAGGATAATCTTGTAGCATTTCTTCCAGGGTTCGCCCACCTATGCTTTTGTATTTTGTTTTGCCATCCTGGGTATATTCCCATAGCCACATATCATTTTCATCTGCATAGCGATTAATCACATTACAAAATCCATTAACTTCTTTCATGGTTGCATCGGCTTGTGAAATTGGTTCAATCAATATTGTTCCTGCAAAATTGAATTTGATCCCAGGATATACTCCGTCTTTCACGGCAAATCTTTTCATGATCTCATATACCATAGCAGGAGTTACGGGGGGTTTGTCAGGATTTCTTTCATTGATCTGTTGTGCAATAGATGCACAATTTCCATGTGTACGATTATTCTGTGAACGATCACCTATAGACCTGGGCTGGGCTATTGTTTGTCCGCAGGTAGGGCAGCGCTGATTGTATAGTTTATCGCCCTGTATCATGTCCGGCAATTGCATGGTCATAATTTTCTTTATCATCTATCTTGGCTTTCCAAGGAAATTTGTCTATCATACTATGCCTATTAAGCAAATCATACCATAGTTCATTATCATGCCATATATGTGCTTGAGTTCTATTCAGTTTTGCATATGTCAATCCATGTGGCCAGTATTTTTTATTTGTAACAAACCAATCCCACCATATGTTTTTTGCATCATTTCTGTCTATTTCAATTGTCCTTTTCATATTTCTCTTCCTACCGGCACCAAACAAGTCCGGTTCATGCTTACTGCCACAACCCAGAACCATGTACCTTTCCGGTCATCCAGCCAGCCTTGATATCCCCAGTCACTGTATATCCCTTGTGTGGCTGGGTGATAATTCCCTTCATATCTAATTACCCGGCCTATAATCACACCAGTTATGGGCTCACATTCCCGATACAGAATGGTCCGATAATTATCCTTGTAAGAAAATCCTTGCAGCACCCGGGAAAAGGTTATTGGTTTCAGAAAATAGTTTTTATCTTTCATCCAAACCTCACCGTACTTACTTCACCGGTTTCCATGTCTATTACTGTATATATATCAGACCAAGGATTCTGCTGTATTTTCAACCTTCCTGGGATCCAGCAATAATTCCCTTTGTGCTTTCCGTCTAACCGGATACAGGATGGACACATCTTCTTGCCACACTTGGGGCAAATGGAAAATTCATCTTTCTTATGCAGTGCCCCGCAATTGCAGTCGTAATATATCTTTTCTGGCTTTCTAATATATTTACTTATCTGTTTACTTATTCTTTCTTCAGATGGTATTTTCATATTGCTCCTTTCACAATATAATTATCTGGATCATCATTAAGCGAAGGATCAAATAATTTAGAAGGTTGCTTTTGCTCCCGTTTATTACTGGGTTTTACGTTCTTTGATTTTTCGCTATTTTCCCGTCTTTGTTTTTCTTTCATGGTCTGGTTATAATTACGCTGGTAATCTTGAATAGTTTTGAAACCACCTGCTTTGTAGATGGCTTTAAATTTTTCTCGATCCGGATCCCCAAATACTTTTCCAGCCAAGAGCCCGATAATAGCATAATGGAAAACTTTTCTATTATATTCTATGTCTTTTACAAACGATTCGGGATAACTTTTTCCATCATCATCTGAATCAGCAGTACCTATCCCGAGTATATCAAGAAGAGTATATCGTTTAAGATAAGTTACTGTACTTCCTATACTTTGAATAACATTTTTCCCGCCTGAATCATCCCAGGGTGCGGTTAATGATGTTTTCTCTTCATGTCCGCTTATATGATATAATGTACAGGTTACTTCTATATTTTTTTCAGTCTGCTTTTGATGAAAAGTATAAGAAAATCCATAACTTTTAAGAATATTTTTGATTTGTTTTATAATAGCTTCAAATGGTGCATACTTATAATTGTTATTCCATCCACTTTTTGTTTTTTCTATTATAGGGCAGTCTGCTTGAAAATCTGATTTTGCTTTTAAGAATTCTTTTTTTGCCTTGTCGGCTTCCATCCGGTCCCGTAGATTCATGAGTTTTTCCATCTGTTCTAATGGAAGATTTCCGGTTGCAGCCATTCCTGCCAGAATTGACATAGGATTATCTACGTCAATATTGATAATTTCAGGCTGTTTTTTCCGTACCGGTGATGGTGGCTGGCCTTCTTTTTTCTTTCTAAAAAATGGTAGCAATCCCTTTTTCTTACTCATCCTTTACCTCCTTGTTTTCCTTTCAAAAAAATACGGTTGGTTCGCTAAGCCTTTCAACGGTAGGCTCCTGATGTCCTCAGCTTTTCACACCTCTGGAGAGCAGGGGAATTGAACCCCTCACACAGAGCTTGCATAACTCCGTAGCAATCCTTGACTCCCCGGCTCTGGTATTCATGGCGGGGCATGGATGATCAGTTCCATGCTCCCTGTCAATTTCTGCCTCCGTGACCCGGACTGCATAGGTATGCATTTTCACGGTCTTTCCATTCGACGGATGATCAATCCCGGCTACAGTCCCGCCATCAATACCAGGGTTATTTCCTCTTATCCAGGAATTTCTTACCGTCTTTTATAATCTCTCGCAGACACCGTATGCATATGAAAGATCCTGTATCCATATCACATATATCTGTGGGATCATCACACATTCGACACATGCCTTCTCCATTATCTGTTGTGAAATCCATTACGCCTCCCTGTAAATATAATGAATGTCTATAGAAAACCTAACAGTATGTTTTTTCACAGTTGCATGATACTTAGCCCGTCTTCTTGCAGACTCAATTCCTCTCCCCATAACTGCTTCTTCGCCGAAACCACAATCTTCACACTCTATATATGCAGCTTTCCATTTTTCGACCTTCAACCCTATTCTCGGATCCATATTATTTTTCATATTCTGTTACCTCACAAAAAATAAGCCATTATCCGGCTTTTCAGGGGGTACAGCCCTTCCAAGCCAGATAATGGCTTATATACATCAGTCTGTACCCCTGATAAGGTAATAATACTCAATCCCCAAGGAAAAGTCAACCCTGTCCATAAAAGTTTTTTAATACCGGACTGGAAGTGTGAATTTTTCCTCCGGCTCCTTGATAACTCCCATCTGCTCAACATCGATACATCCGGTTACAAGCGCACAAGTACAGACCGGATCCATCACCAGGTAATTTTCTTTTGCCTTGACAATACATCCATCTGTGAAGCTGTGACATTGTTTGCAGGGTTCCCGGAATATCGGGCAAAGCGTTTCAAGGAATAGTTTTCTTTTCTCTTTCAGCAGGATTTCTGCTCCCTTCTTATTTTTTATAATTGTTGACATTAATACTCCTTTCTAATTCATTGTTCAATTCATTGTCCATATCTATCCAATCTTGGATAGCGACCTTCACACTGTCCCGGGACAGTATATCTATCAGATATTCTTCAGAAATCTTGAACTCCTGTGCAAGTTTCTTGATTGTATCATTTTTCTTCTTATGCATTAATGGAAACATATTCTTATAGAAATACATAAGATTCCGTACTGACAATACATACTTGGTTATTTCAATGTCAATCATAATCTATCCTCCTTCTACCTGCTATTAGTCCACACACCCGGGGGTAGATGACTCATCATCTGTACCGGCAGGTCACCGGGCATCCGGGGAAAGCCCCGGCCTAAAGAATTTTGAATTGACTGATCAATTCACCTATTTCTTTATTAACTGTAGTTAATTTTTCAAGAGCTGCTAGCCCTTGATTGGTACCAAGACATATAGAATGAGCATATCTTCCACCTTGCTTTCCTGGCACCATGTTCTTCTTAATACCAGATTCCTTGCAAAAAAAACAGATTGCCATTTCTCTTTTTTCTTCCTTCTTTGTATGCTCTTCTGTCAACTTTTGTATTTTTTCAAAAGTCTCAGTTTCCTCCTTTTTCATAACAAGAATATCAATACTTCTGTTCCGAACCCATACTTTAGGATCTTCTGTCCATACTCCACCAATTGGTTCACCTGGTTTCTCTGGATCAATTGTATACATATAATTCTGGCAACCCTTTTCCACAATATAACCTTCTTCGTACTTTTTATTTCTTGAAAATAGAATTTTGTAAGTCTTCATAAACCCTCCTTGTAATATACCGGAAGGGGCAAGTCTCCCTGCCCCCGCCAACCTTGCTATATGAAAACCAGGGGGATAGTCCCAGGTAATCATCCTTCTTATTCATTTTGAAATACTCTATCAATTATCATTGACACCTCCTTTCCCTGAAAACCCAGGGATCTCAGTGGACGTAGGTGGACGTATGAGATCCCTAGGTATCCTTACCTGTCCATGCTTTCTTGATAGCAATCAGGTTTTTCAAAGAAGAAATCTGATTTTTTTGCGCTACTTCTGCTACTTGTACCGCAGCATCGACAAAACTCGAAAACAATTTCCATAGATTCAATTCGATCCTGATTAACGTCTTAATTGGTAGAGTATATTCATGGTCTGCAAATATAATCTCTGCCCGTTGTATATTTTTGTATACTGTTTTCACAGTGCCCCGAATTTGATTTTGTTCGATTTGTTCCAACTCTTTTTTCCAGCTCATCTCGTTTATTCGCTCTTTCATGCTCGAAAAATATTCCTCCAACTTTTCTTTTTTGATTACTACATTACATCCTTCTGTTATTGTTGGTATCATACTAATCTCCTTTCCTTCCTTTTCTCCAGGCAAGTGCTATGCACATAGATTTTTTCTCCTTGTTTGTTTCCGCATAAACAGCAATATATTTCTTTCATTGCTCACTCCTTTTCTCCCGTTTAGAGAGTTCGAAATCGAACTTTTTTTCTGTTTTTTCTAATATAGCTTTTCCTATTTTCCATAATGGATAATTCAGAAAAATCCCAATCACTATCATCACAACACCTCTTGTTCGGATAGTTGCATTATCATTTTTTGCAACCAAACTACCCTCATAAATTAAGATAGTAATTAATACAACCAAAAAAATTATTAATAGTATTTTCATTGCTCACTCCTTTTCTCCCCATATGGGGTTTACAATCACGCCGGTACTGACCCGGCAGGGACGGGATAACCCCCGCCCCCGCATCCTTGCTGGTTATTTTTTGATCTCATAAGTACACTGGCAATTCTTTGTATATCCATCAGTATGAAACCAAAGGGTATTCCCCTTTTGATCAACCTTTGTCCCGTAATCACGCAACTCACCAGGAGCCCATGGTTTTTTTCCATATTTCTGATAATCCCGAAACGTTTTCTCAAAATCATCAATTCCCTTTTCCGCAGTTTTGAAATACATAAACCATTGCTGGCCGTCGGTCATAATATTTCTTTCTTCATCATATTTGTATATTCTAACGCATCGGTTATTTTCTACCGCCGCCCAATGTCCATTAAGGGCGGGGGAGTGATATACAACGTAAGCACCCTTTTTGTGTCCATTCCAGTCCTGTGTTAATTGTCCAACATGCACATCACCATCATCGTGGTTATAATAGCATGTTGCGTTGACAATTTTCTTCCATTCTGCATAATCAGAATTATATAAATCTGTATTTTCCACAAAGGGCATAGGATTTTCGTCATCAGCCCTTGACTTGAACCAATAACAGGAATAAAAACTAAAATTTCTTTTTCCTGCCATTCTTCTTAATTCACAATTCTTATGCACTCCCTCATTAGGAAATAAATTACCATTAATTACCATACTCTACTCCCTTAATCGAATTATATGCTTCTAAAAAATCATCACCCATCCGAATAATACATTCTGGGCAGATTTCTTCTTGATCAGAATAATTTTTTCCGAGATATCGAAGGAAATCAAACTTTTTTGTTTTCTTGCATATACAGCAGGTCCCCTTAATCGTTTCAAAAAACCAACCCGTTTTTCCATCCCAAGACCCATCCGAAGAGCTGTATCTTGTTTTTCCCTTGATTTTCGCAGACACGAAATTACCGGTTACTGAGTGTATTGTCGTACACTCAGAATGAGGGACAATTATAAATTTGTGTCCTTTCTCCTTAATCTTCCACATTATCATTCTCCTTATTGTATTGTTCCCACTGATACTGACAACCACTACAGAAAATGCCTTCTTCAGTTTCGTATAAATCACTATCACACGAGGGGCATTTTCCCATAGATTCCTGTGTTGCCAAGGTCGATTGCATCCCGCCAGGCAATCCTGTAATTCGTGTTAACGCCGGTCGATCATATCTATCTCATCCAAGCCAAAATAATTTCCACCTACATTCACTGATCCATATTTTTTCACAAGAAAAAAATCGTACCCTGTTTCTTCTATTTCTTCTCTGGTGAGAATTTTCCCTTCATTCGGACGTGAACGAAGTTGAAACACAATAGCAATTTCCTCACATTTCTGCTCATATTTTATGCGGTTGACAGGTATATTAATCCCTGTCAATTCTGTAAGAATTTGAGCAGTTGATTCATGCCCAATTGCTGATTCTATCTCCTCGGCATTCTGTATCATTTTTTTCACAACTTCAAGAGAAACTTTTCTCTTGATAAAAATGCCTTCGCCTGTCATAATACTACAATTGAAAAATACTATCTTCATACTTTTCCCCTTACGAATTTATAATCGCTGTTACAAAATCAGTGATTATTTGTTCAGCGTTTTTCTGGAGATCCTTATCCTCCATCATGCATGAATAACATATCCATGCCCCGTCTTTTCCGTATGGCCGTAACTCGGCAGTTTCCCCGCATATACTACATATGGCAGGTTCACCGTCTTTGAACATACAGGCATTAAGTTTTTCTAAGTTCATAATTTTGTTCCTTTCCTCTTATTGCTGTTTCTTAAAATCTTCTACTTCTTCGAGAGTAAGTAATTCAACCATACGGAGATATTGGTGGTTGAATTGCCCGCAATATACTTTGTAATAATTACCCTTGTTTGTTTTGTGGATAATTATTTCCGATTCCGCTGATTTGATCCAGCTTTCAATTATCTTTTCCATACTATTCTTCTCTTCTTTCTCCCCTTAACCCTGGGGTGGGTTATTCATATTTTAAATGACGCTGTTTTTGATTTTTGAATTGTTCATTTTCTTTTATAGTAGGAATATTAACGGGATCGTTAACTCCTACCCATCCCCCCGTTGAAGAATTATGAACAAATACATCTTCTTTTCGGAGCCAGATAAAAAAACAACCGATCTCAAACGGATCAAGCTGTGACATCGTATTCAACATAATTTCAAGCACTTCATTAAAATATTTGCTTGCTTGATCCCCTCGCTGAACTCTCATATAAATTTCATGCATTCTATCGTTCATAGTCTCCTCCTTCTCCCCTTAACCCTGGGGTGGGTATTCAGCAGGCTACCTTTGCGGTTACGGCTTACCCGGCCTGCTGCTCGATTGGTTCTCTATTCATCTTCTCCATCATCAAGATGAATACTATCATACTCCTCTTCATAACAATCATCGCAAAGGCTACCAAAATTTTTGCCTCTGTCTTTTACGTTTTCTGTTATACCACAGATTTCACATTCACATTCCATAATTCCCTTCTTTCTCCCCTTAACCCTGGGGTGGGTATTCAGCAAGCCATTCCTTGACTGCAATTTCTACATCATCTACATTATCTGTATTATCACAATCAAAGTGTGAAAAATCATAATTGACAATATGACAGTCCCCATCATCGAATTGAACTATCATATTTTTCATATCAATTGATATTTCATATCCTTTATAAGTCATTTATCTTCTCCTCCCCTTATGCCTGGGGGCAAGCAATTTCGTGCAGCTGTCCCGCAGGGCAGCCGCATAAAACGAGGAGAAGTCACGTGCGCTCCTCCTCTAGAGAATTATTCCTCCTTATTCAATTTGGACACAATTTTATCGGGGGTTGACCCCCATTTTTGAACTATCATGAGAGCATGATATGCTCTCATAATAGCCAGCTCTATTTGTCTTATTTCATTATGTTTGAGATACTTCACAGCATCCTGGTATCTCTTCTTCATACTCATCATCTTCCTATCTCCTCTCCCCCGTGTGGCCGGGAGCACGCCCGGATACCTCCGTGTAGTTGTCTTGCATGTTCTGCAAGCAAGGCAGCCGCATAGAGGAGAGCGCCCAGTGAGGAGCGCTCTGCCGTTGTCTGTCTCCTTATGATTCCATATCTCTTACAAAAAACGCATGATCACCATTTGTTTCTATAGCAATCATACCACCGCCTGGAAGTGAAACAGAAGAATAACCTTCACCTCTTTCAAGCTGTTCAAGTGCTTCTTCGTATTCAATTTCCCAAAATGCTGCAATATCCGCAGCCCACGACTCCTTGTCAGTAATTTCTACCGACTCAGGAATATTTTCCATGAGATCAAAATCAGCAATTACTTTTTTGTCTTCTTTTGTAAGATAATAATCTCTTGTTATCTTCATCTTCTTCTCCTCCCCTTATGCCTGGGGGCAAGCAGTTTCGTGCAGCTGTCCCGCAGGGCAGCCGCATAAAACGAGGAGAAGTCACGTGCACTCCTCCTCTAGAGTAGGTCAATTCATTACATAATCAAGCTGGAAAATTATATTATTGTCATTTATGTTCATGATAATTAGACTTTCATCGTGTACATAAATATTAGGATACTTTCTATATTCTGCAATAATTTCATTATTCTTTTTGATTATTATTATATAATATTTTTCATTTTTCATATTTACGCCTCCATATCTCTTAGATCTTCTGTCCAATATGGTCGCAAATGACCGGAACAATTTGAAGTGCTGAGTGTCAATTTCTGATTATTAAGTAATATTTTTTTCCAGAATGAAAAAGCGGGATTACCATGTCCCGAATCAATTTCTTTATAAGTTTCAATTCCTACAATTTTGATTTTTTCCCCCTGCCAATTATTACCATCCCAGTAATTCAGATTAACCGAATTTTTTCTCAATCCTTTTGCTTCACTTCCGAAAATATATTTTTCTTCCGAAAAACTACCATCCGCAAATTTTGTCTTAATAATCAATACTTCATTATTCTTAAGTTTCATCTTCTTCTCCTCTCCCCTTATGCCTGGGGGTAAGCAAAATATGGAAACAGGGGGAATTGAACCCCTCACCTGATATGGTCAACCTTGTTTCCTGAGTGATTATTTTGTCATAATTATGTTTACCCTGTCATGCCAGTAATTTTTCTGTTTTGACTGGCTTAAAATTATGTCTTCTGCTTTTTCGGTTGAGTTCAAAAACTCAACTGCATCTTTCTTTGATGTTGCTTCATAATATCCATTCCTCATTCTTACAACATAAGTTTTCATAGTCTTCTCCTCTCCGCCCCGTAACCCGGCGGCCGGTAAAATACGGAAACACACGGCCTCTATACCGTGATGCCAGCATGGTTACTGTGCTGTTTCCCTGTGGTTACACAATTAAAACGCCTTCTTGGTATCCGTTATTTTCTCGATATTCAAATTTATGTTTTTCCGAAGTCACAGGATTATATTTCTTATTCAGATTATTCCAAGAAATTGTTGAAACTATTCTTTTTCCAATAGTTTCACCCTCTACTAATGAAATAATCTCATATTGATCTTCACTTGCTATCTGTGAATAACATTGACCTACATACCAATTTACAGGACCAAATTTTATCTTTCTGTTTGTTTCAATTATCATACATTCCTCCTTGCCTTTCGATTTTCCCCCGTCGGGGAGCACCATCCGTGCCGTAGCAGTATGATTGTTAGCGTTGTACTGCCCGCTGTGTTTTTCAGGGTTTTCATCCCTATATGGACACCCGAAAGAGTTGAGCTCCCGGTAGTATGTAATCAAGTCTCACGCCCCTGTGTCCCTGGTTTCCTTCCCTGACGTTCCGACCGACTTTCTTTCGCTCTATTGCTCCCCCCTTCCAAGGTTCAACGCTCAAGCTATTTCCGTGCCGTTGTGCCGGTTTTCGGTTTCCTCCTGGGCTACCGCCCTCAAGGTTTTCCGTGTAAGGTTTCCCTCACCCTTTCTATTATAAGTATACCGCATTATCGTTTGAACGTCAAGAGTATTATAGAAAAAAGTTGAAAAAATTTCACTTTTTTTTCTCATAATACTACTTGTCTGTTAAGTGTTTTTGTGCAATTATTTCCAGGTCTTCATCGGTATACATATATTCCCTGCCAAGCCGGGTACCGATAATTCCAGCCTTTGACCAACGTTGCAGGGTGCGCATGGTTACTCCGGTTTTTTCTGATACTTCACGGGAGTTGTATATTTTCATTTAGCACTCCTTAAAATTTCCCTGTCTCTACCCATTTTTTCAAATGTTTTATCAATTCTGTTACTGTTTCCCTGTCAAGATGCATTCTTTCACTACTGCCAAGCCATATAAAAGAAGATCCCGGATTTTCAAATCCTCTTTCTGTATCGTCTATTGCAGAACTCTGTTGTAAAGAACATGCCATATCGTATCGATCTTTAAAATAAATTATCTCAAATCCTCTATTTGTTTTTTCTACTTTCATAAAATCCTCCTGGTTTCAATATACAAAAAAAACGCTTAAGCGGCAATATAATAGAAGAAAAAACTTGACTTTCAAACGTCGTTATGGTATACTATCAATGTAAGGAGAGAAACATGAAATACAATTTAAGCGAGATTATGACCGAAGCCCACAGGCTAAGAATCAAGTACAGTCTTACCCTATCAGAAGGGCTTAAAATGTCATGGGCAGGTATTAAGACAGGTACTACTTACCAGGATTGGAGAACAAACAAGATTGACTCCCTTGCTGATTTCAACAGGACTCACGGTCCTTTCAAGTTGTATTACGATGTTTCCCCGGCTAAATACCTGAAAACTCAAAAGGCTGTTATGTCACAGATACCTTGTGACATAAATATAGATACCCTGGATTTTACAGAGATGTAAATAAGGAGGAATGTATGAATATAAAGGATAGAATGATTGAAATATTTGCAGATTTTCTAGATAAAGAATATCCAATATGTCCAGATTTCGATAAATCAAAAGAAGAATGTGATTTATCGGAATGTAAAGACTGTTGGATTAAATGGGCAAAAGAGAAAGCGAGTAAAGTATGATAACAGTTAAAATCAAATCAACCGGGGGGAGTAGTCTAAAATACGGGCCCTGTAAAAATGGTATATACCGGCTTTTATATTGACGTTACAAAAATAACTTTTCATAGCGAATATAAGGTTTCGTCCGGTAGCCTTGCGCAAGCGAACAACCCGGATCAGCTGCCCGACGCTAAATGAGGGCAATCGCCTGGATACTGTCCGGGCAAGGACAGGGGGAGCGCTGCCTCCCCCTTGGTTATTTATTGTAAGGAAAAATAATCACACAAATACCTATTGTCTTTGCGGATTCAGTCATATTTTTTTTCCGGTATGGATCGTTGTAAACTATAGATTTCTTACCATCTGTTATATCATATCCTTTACCCACTACCATATGGCCGGGGTGAGCGTATACTACGCAACATTCATTATCAATATACCCGCAATAATCATCATAAGTAATACGTCTGGTATATCTGCACATATTTGGATCACCCCAGATAATTTCTGCAAGCTTGGGGTAATAATCAGGGATTTCGTTATATCCCCATGTTTGAGGGACATATCGACTCGCCTTATGAAATAGCTTTGCGTTGTGTGGATTATTGATGATACACATAACCGCATCAGATGCTTGTATCCCAGGGGTGAAAACATCCATGGGCCAGCCACAGGATTCCGCACCGTCGCAAAAAGAAGCGGGAAAACATGAATTATGCAGGGTAATTCTGTTCCGCAATTCTATAAGAGTATCCCTTGCTACTCCCTCTTTTTCCTTAGTCATCTTTTTTAGTTCCCGGAATATATAGTCCTGCATTATCTCAACTATGCCGTCATTTTTTTGATAGTGATATATGTTTTCTCCATTTACTTTTCTCATTTCATTTCCTCCTATTCAAATATCTCTTCTATTTCAATTGCTGGACCGGCAGGTATAATATACCAGACTTTCAACATTCCATTTGTCCGCTTCCAGAATTTTCCATACAGCGGTTCATCAACGTACTCCATCGGGCCATATAGGTATTCAATTATTTCCTCATCGCCCTGTACTAATTCAACAGTACGGGCCTTCTCCTCATCCTGGACAGGTTGGGCCTGGATTGTCAAGATTGGCTTTTCCAATCTGCCAATTATCCCCCATGCAATTCCTATCGCTGTTATTAAGGCCATTATGCCTATCACTATCCTGTCTCTTACTTTCATTCTCCACCTCCTTGCAATATATCAATATATATTCTGGCCGAAATGAGTCCCGGTTGTATATTCGTTCCCTAATCACTATCATAATTGTATGTCCTTAATCTTTCCAAGCCCGGGCAAAAAAGCCTGTGGTTTTTCTTCCATGCTTTTCCAGATAAGCCCGAGCAAGAGTAGCTTTTCATGATCTGATTTTTCAGAAAGAAGAATTGCAATGTCTTTCCGTTCTTTTCCCCGGAAAGCAAATCCTACCGCAAAGCCAATTCCGGCACCTATAAGGCAAGGCAGGCACTCCAGGAAAATAGGTCCTAACCTTCCCCATATGGTATAGTTTCTTTCGTAGTACTGTATACTTACCGCTACGAAAAAAATGTATATAAGAACAAAAGTACAACCTAATCCTATCAAACCCCAACGGAAAAGTTTCCAATTGTATACATCCTGTTGCTGTTTAATCACCGATTCATCCCCCATACAATAGCAGCCCCGGCCAACACTACCAGGACTACCCGTTCAATCCAGATGCGTCTCTGGTATCGCTTCAATATCTTCTCTGAATTGCTCAACTTTTCCTCTAAGCTGTTCAATAATTTCTCCTGCTCCACGTTCTCTCTCTTCCATTCTGCGTTTGAACTTTGTAAGTCGGTTATTTGTTTCTCCGAGTCTGTTATTCTGTTCTGCAAGTTCGATATAATCATTCTTTGTATTTTGAATATCCCTTTGTAATTGCTCAATAGTTTCTCTATCTCTTTCGATCCTGGATTGGTTAATATCATTAATTGAGTTAAGTCGGTCAATAGTTTCAATTGCTGATTCAAGTTGTTCAGAAAGTAATTTTTCACTGGCCTGGACATTACGCAATTCTCCAAAGCCGATAATGTATCCGATGATTGCCCATAACAAGCAAGCGACAATGAGAATAATAATATACTTAATAATAGTTTTCTTGACCATTTCATTTACTTTTCTTTCTTAGCTTATTTCTTATATTTCTTTTCTGATTTATTGACATTTGAGAATATCCTTTTAATTTTCTTTGTTTAGTTAACAATTTACCAAGTTTAGATTTATGGTCTTTTAGTGATACTTTTTTTTCTCTTTTTTGTTTTTCTGTCATATCTGCTTGTAAAATTTCTAACGAATGTTTCAATTGTTCAAGAGTCATTTTTTCTTCTTCTCTTATTTCTCCTGTTCTTAAATCCATTTACATTATCCTCCTATATTCCTAATTCCAAATCATCCCATCTTTCTTTTGCAGCCCAATATCCATACCCAATAAAAGTAATACCGGTCATAAGTATACGGATAATCCACAGAAGACACCAGCATATAAACCGTACTGGCAGCCATAACCAAAAACCAAGTTTGCTTAATTTCATTTTTACCTCCATTATATCAATCCTTCTTTCTCCTATATTCCCAATTCTATGGTACTCATATAATCATATATTTCCTCATCTGTGGGAGCGTATATACACCGTCCCGGCAACATACATCCGCCTTGTCCCCAATAATCACAGGTGGTATGTTGACAGCTTTGATCTATGTTATATTCCTCTGTCATTTTCCCTGTCCTTCCCCTGTCTTTCCTGATGATTGTTTTCATATCGTTTCTGAAAACCTTTTCCGGCAATCCCTCCCCCGATAAGCCCTACTCCGGCCATGAATATCCCGAGAAATGTTCCAGCCCATTCGGTAGCACTTACCAAAAATGACCAAGTAAGCATAGCTACTGCATAGCCAATTATGATAGCACCTACCCGGAAAGACCAAAGGGTTAGGTATCGCATCATAGAACCCTTAATTAGATCGGTTTTCATATTTCCTCCCAAATAAATTCTTGAAAAAATATATCACCCAAATTATAGCAGAAAAAAAGCAAATTATCATAGCAATACCTATACTTAATATCATTTTCATCCTTTACCGCCCTTCAAAAAATCCGGCAGCAGCCTGGGAGTGCTGCTACCGGTTGTGCGTGCAGTCAAGGCAAACAAAAAAACATATATACAAGGAGGTTTTCATGAATACAAAAAAAATATCACGCACATCTATTATTATACATACTTTCCAGGATAATGTCAAGAAAAAAAGGCAGCCCCGAAGGGCCACCCTAAAACCCACTATGGTACGATTAAGAATGCGGGTTATTGTAATTTAAATGGTGACACAACTATAGTCGGCTCAAAATATACCGGTCTCGGTTCCTTTGTTTCCGGGTCAATCATTATTAACCAAGTTGCACTACTGGAAGTAGGCATAAATAACCCATTTGGTTCAGGTTGTGGGATAGCACCAAATCCTCTATTATAACCACCTGGATATAATTCTCTTTCTGGGTTAGAAAATTGTGCACTAAATGGAATTCCGAACCCTATGCATTTCCCGATATAAATAAGTTTCCCTTGATAATCTGAAAACATATATGCATAACAAATTAAATCTTCTTTGTCACACAACTCATAAATCATTTTCATAAGTTTCTTTTGTTGATAATTAATAATATCAGGCATTCCGGTTTGCCGATGAGCTTCAAGCATCATAGTTTCTGTTTGTTGAGTTTGTTCATCATCTGCTGTATTCTCTATTTCTCCAGATGAAAATACAAAATACCCAATAATTAAAAATATTAGAATAAAAATAATTTTCCTCATTTAAAACCTCTCATTTCTATTAAAAATATCTTAAGCTTTTGATTGTCTATATTAGCGCAATCAAAACTTGCAAAATTCATTTGTATCAAATTCCTGATAACTTCTTTCCCGGATGCATCAGTTTTCTGGTATTCTTCATAATATTTTGCAAGATCCTGTAATTTTCCATGAATATAAGATTTACTCTGTTCATAGATTTTCCGGTCAATATCGGCATTCTTTACGCCGAATTCTTCTTTCAGGGATAAAGAAACAATAGTCATTATTGTAACAAATAATATGAGTATTCCTATCCCCCATAAAGCCCATTTTGTGGCCTTTGTAATTTTCATAGAGTCCTCCTGTTTTCGTTATTGTATCGTACCATATCTTAAGATAGCAAAAAAGATAGAATTAGTCAAGGCGTAGGAGCAGGAGAAACGGATGTTGTCATTTGTCGTATTTGTATGTTTTGCCGGATTGATGAATCCACCCAGCCATAAATGTTAGCGAATAGCATTATTATGCATATACCCACAGGAATCCATTTCATATACTTCCCCGGTCTCTCTTCAAGCTTTTTGATTCTTCCAATCAATCCGTTACCATTTTTTATTCCTAGTTTAGTTTCAAGTATCAATAATTTATCATGCATTTTATCTATTTTGTCAAGCCGTTTCTTGACTTCATCCCATTGCTCTTCTGTTAATCCTGACATAATTTACCCCTTTTTAAAGCCTTATCTCTATCTTCCTTCTTTAATTCCATGACTCTCTCTGCTAATAACCATGGTGTATTTATTATAGCATTTTTATATAACAATTGTCTATAAAAATCATCACTCACATTTACATAATTATTTTCTACACAGTCCTTGTAAAGCTGTGTCCCAGGGTATGGTGTAGCAACGTAAATATTCCGTTGATCAAGATCAAGCCGATTTGCATAATCAAAAGTTTTCCGTATATCTTCTTCTGTTTCTCCCGGATATCCTATAATAAAAAATCCACAGGTAAGAATACCCATTTTCTTAAGTCGATTAACCAGATATTCAGCACTGATGAAGTTAATCCATTTGTTGCCAAGCCCCATTAATTTAGCCGATTTTTTAGATCCGGTTTCAAAAGCAAGTGATACCCGCCAACACCCAGAACCGGCAAATGCTTTCAATACTTTTTCATCCAGCAGATTCCTGGCATAGATCCCATTAGGACAGGACCAATGAAAATTGAATCGTTTAATTAAATTCCTAAGTTTAATAAATCTATCCTTATCAAGAATAAAATTATCATCCTCTATAAATAATTCTTGTATTCCTTTTTCTGCTAAATATTGAAAATATTTATCCATATAAGTTAAGGAATAAGGTTGCCAATGCCCTGAAAAATTATTTATTCCACAAAAATTACATCTGCGATCACAGCCTATAGAAGTCAATACACTCATCCATTTGTCTGTTTTAGACTGCAAATCATGTGGTCTATTCTTATCCCAATATTGTCTTATTTCTTGTTCTGAAAATTTTGGATATGGATAATCATTTATATTGAATGATAGATTGCCTCCCAATATCTTTTGAAAAAATTCTTCACCTCTCATTTGCGTAACAATATCAACATTATCGAGTTTTTCTGTTACTGCTGCATGTATCCCACCTGATACAACATATGTTTTACTCTCTTTCGCAATTTTAGCAACTTGAATATATTCATTATGTTGTATTGAAAAACGACAAGAAATTCCTGCAATATAATATTTTTCATAAGCAAAAAAATCTTTACAATCCTCTCCCATATGTTCATCGCATATATGCACATTTTCAATATGTTCAAATCTATATAGAGTTGATCGAATTTTCCATAAATGGACAGGTGGCATGTAGGTTTTTTTCTGCCCGGCTAACACGGGGGATTTAAGATTGATCAGGAGTATATTCATTGCTTTCCAGCTTGTTTATATAATCTTTTAAAGTTTCAATTGCTTTTTCTTTTATATTATCATCTTTTATATGCCAGTTACAAAAAATAACATTATGTATACCATTCAATAATATAATAATACGATCTTCTTTATTTAAAAATACAGATCCGCATCCTGCTGTAAGTATTTTTTTATCTTCCAACCTTTCTATTGTATTAACTTTAAATTTTTTGTATTGTTTATATATTTTTTTTTCATAAAAAATACATTTAGAAGCAATTATAATACATAATTTTCCTATTTTATCTATTATCCATCTCATGAATTTTTTCCCTTTTCTCATTTTATTCTTACTCCTTTATCCAAAATAATTTTTTGCCTTCTCTTTTTATTTCATTCACTATTTCTGGATCCGGCTTCCACTCACGCAGAAAACTAATCCTGGAATATTTCTTCTTGTAGCTATAAAATATATTTGCATAATCTTCATGGTAATAAATTTTACGTCTCGGGAATCTACTATGCCTGAATCTAACACTTCCCCTGAATCCATCACCAGTATAAGCGATTGAACATCGCTTGCAAACATCCGGGAAGTCACCTGTATAATTATGCTTTCTGAATTCTCTATACTTTTCATTATTATAGAAATCAATCAATGATCCGGTTATAGGCACCTGTCCAAATGTTAGCTTAAGTTCGTTTGTAACTTCTGGATGCCAACCACACGCAATAGTGTCGCCTGTACTTCTTATCTCAAGGGCCATATCATCAGGATATCGGCATGGAAATATTCTCATTCCGCCTGCTTTATTTACAAGAGATTTACCTATACTGACAAAATCTACTTTCTTTTCATTTAGCCAGTAATTTATTAACTCCTCAAATTCTTCATAATCCTGTCCACGTCGTGTTATCTTTACGCCGATCTCAGTTTTTATTTTTCTCTTCCACTTTAAAGAGATTGCATGATTTATAAGCGTTTTAGACATTTCTTTGTTAAATCCTGTCATACACCTTTCAAGACTTTTTGATTTGTTATCATATAATCCATTTATAGAAAAAATAAGAAGATAACAACTGCTGTCTTTATCTAATATCCTATCTAATATTTTAGGTTTCCATACGTTTCCATTGGTTGTAAGTGAAAAGGGAATCTGCATATCTATCATGTGCTTATATATAATCCCTGCATCTGGATGCAATAAAGATTCTCCAAGCAGATTGCTTGTTATTGAGCAATTTATTTTCTCTTCTTTAATCCTGTTGATAATAGATATTGCTAATTTAGTATCCATAAAACCAGGCTTGTATTGTTGTGCCGTCTCATCTACAACAGGACACAATGTACATTTCATATTACATACACTACTTAACTCCATTACAATTTGACGTGGATACCGGGCCATAGAACCTCCTATAAAAAGATTATTACTATTATAAAAAACAATAATAATCCTTGCAGCAAGATAAAAGCTGATACTGGCATTCGTTTTTTATCCCAATTCTTGGGTAAAAATATTCCCAATGGATCTTTGCCTTTCAAGGCGCAAATGCAAGTACCTTCATACCATACAAATATAATTGCACATATTATTTTTAATGCTACCATATTCTTATTCCATTAACAAATTATTATTTCTATATATTCCAAACCAATGTATTTCTCTTTTTGATGATACATCATCGCCTAAATATATATTTTTCAGATTGCAAACAATACCCATTGATTCAGCAACCCCAATACTTCGTGCAAATGCAAAACCCTGTTGTGGTCGAATTTCATAAAAGTCTGATGTTATTCCGTAGAAATCTATTTCCTTGATTCCTTGCATAATTGCATAGGCTATTATATAAGAAATAGTTGTACATGGTTTGAATTTCATTATTTTAAATATTTCAGTTTCATCTAAAAGAATTTCATTTTTAATGTTCGGATCATGTATTAATTTTACTACGGGAATATTAATTGTTTTCACTTTTTCATAGTATGAAGCAATATACGCAGCACCTATCCAATTGTGAAGATCAAAAAGTATATCTATATTATCATATTTTTCTATACCAAAATTCATAGTCCATATCTGAATATCCTTATTTACAAATGGAGCCTTATATCCGCTTTCATGACATCCAACTATTGCTATTTTAGATATTTCCATACTGTACTCCCATAGGTTTATCTTTCAGGGAAAATGTCATATTATAATAATCATATGATCCATATAGTGTGCCAATCTCTTTTTTACCAGGGTCATTAAACTCATACTGTGCCCTGAATCCCTGTCCGGTATAAGCACTATTACAGCTTTTGCAAGGGCCATGAAATATACCATTATTCTGATCTTCCCGGAGTTTTTGCAAGACAGGCCGGTTATAAGCATCTATCAGGTTTTCTGTTTCATTAAGTTTACCTATATTAAAATAATTTACAAAGTACACAATTGTATTATACATGCAAGGAACTATATGTTTATTTGCCTTGATCAGCAAAAACTTATCATCAAAATATTGACAGGGATATTTTCGTACTTCTATCCCTACCTGGTTAAGCATATTGCCAATACAAATATAATCAATTTCATCTTTAAGCCAAAAATAAATAAAATTTTCTATTTCTTCCCAATCCTGACCTCGCCGACAAATCTTAAGACACATATCTAAATTGTTGCCTTTCTCTTCTTTCAATTTTTTAAATCGTTCAATATAATTTAAAAGTATATATTTATTACTTCCTGGCCTACATTTTTCTATTGTATTATTCCATAATCCATCTAATGAAAATATTATCTGATAAAAACTATTTTTTTCTGTAATCAGCTTGAATAAATCCTCATTCCATATGGTACCATTTGTCGTGATATAACAACGCTGGCCTTTACTTATTACATATTCCATCATCCGGGTTATATCCGGGTGCAAAAGTGGTTCATTATTCATATACGGCATAATGGTTGCCCCGAATGTATTTCTATCCACAACTGATTTGAAATACTCAAAGCTCATATCAACAGGATTATGATTCCCGGCTAGTGTATGCATGCAGTCAGTGCAGAAAAGATTGCATCTGTTTGTTATTTCGATAGCGATTTGGCGCGGAATAATTTTGTTCATTTCTTCATCCTATTTATTATTTTTGTTTTTTCTTGTCCTGATAATTCTTTATACCATCCAGTGGATCCGGCGCTTAGAATTTTAGGTAAAAATACATAAAGACTAGAAATACATAAATCTTGCAAAATTATACTTTCATTATATTCACCTTGAAAGATTCCTAATCTATTCAATCCTTTTCCTGTATTATATTCATATATCTTCTGATATTGCATTAACAATATCCTCTTCACTTCTAATTTCTTGTAATAGCTTTAATGGTTCCGTCTGTTCATATTGTATCTTTACATCATAGGTAATCATGGTACCGCATTTTTTACAAGTTCGCATATGCTCATTATTTATGGTTTGCTTTTTTATGATAATAAAAGGCTCATTTTTATAGCCACACTTTGTACAAGCTATTTTTGTTTTTTTATCTATGATATATTTAATCATCTAAAAATAAACTTCCTTCATCTAAAATACCGGGATGGACGTTATGTCGCACCCCGGATTTTGTGTGAGTAAGCAAAAAAGATTTTATGAAATACAACAAAACATTGAAAAAAGGTTTGTCATGCTTTTTTATTAAGATATTCTTACTCACAAACATAGCTTATCATATCCTACAAACATATTCAAGGCTTTTCTCTATAAATCGTCCTAAATTTGCCTGCCAATATCCGTTTTAATTTTGCATCCTCATTTTCAAATAAAATTCTGAAAAATGGTTCAGCATAATAAATTATTTTCCCCTTTATAAAATATTCTCCGTTGCTATGAATTGCGTTTAATAAAGATTCTACAAAGGTTTCCCGATCTGATTTTAATTTTCTTCCTGCATTAAGCCCTATCAATTTAATATCCTGAATATCCCATTTGTGAGGATATTCGTAAAAAGAATCTATTTGCACAATGCCTTCTGGATCCCCCCAACATAGATTGATTCCGTAAGGCCACATATCAGCAGCTATTACCAGATTGTCTATTTGACCATGTTTTCTATTAGCCATTTCTATCACTTTTAAAAAATCAAATCGTTCCGATACGCAATGCTCAGGTTGTGTCTTGTCAGTTCGTTCATTTCTTGCTAATTCCTGGTAAGTAATATTCTGGATATATGCACTCAATATATCATTTGCCTGGACATACATAGGGGAGTAGAGATAAAGATTATTCATCCTGCACCTCCGATTCTTTTAGCTTCTCATATTCTTCTATTATCCAAGCAGCCCGGTTATGTTCATCAATTTTAATTCTCAATTGCATGTTAAGCTGATTAAGTTTTGCGAAATCAACTTCTTTCTGTTTTTCCATGATTTGGAGAGAACTCTTTACTTCCTCAATTCTACGATTAAGCCTATCTATTTCAGCTGCTTTTTCTTTCTTGATTTTATCGAGTTCTTTTATTCTTATCTCATACATTATACACCTCTTATTGAGCTACTTTTAAGATTTTCTATTTCATGAATGCACTTCTGAACAGCTCCAAACAATATACTTATTCCAGCACTTAACTTAAACCCTTCCGCTGCTATACTTATTTTTCTGTATTCTTCTTGCTCTCCTGTTTGTTTATTTTTTCTTACTTGTTTTTTCACTCTTAATCTTGTCTTTTCTCCTTTTACAACTATTTTGTCCCCTCTTTGATATTGTGGTATTTGTCTATTTTGAGATTCAAAAGCTTTCTCATCAATTTCATCTGTATCTTCATAATTAACATCTTCATTTATTTCTTCAAGTGCATCATCCCAACAATAATCAGGAAAATGACTATATTTGGACCTATGCTGTCCCCTTGACTCCACGTTAGCACAAAATCCAAATTCTTCTTCATTTCTAAGAGTTCTTATTAATTCATATGCTTGATCTGGATTTTCCATCCAAATTGCAGACCGATCAGTAAAATCTTTTGCATTAACTTCTGTCCAATAATTTGATGCATTGCCAGATTCATATGCATTTGGCCCATTTGGATAATGATTATCGGTATATATATCGTCAGTAACAAATATTTTTGAATTAAGAAAATATAATTCATTAGTTGACTCAAACCATTGAAAATATGCATCGCTTGCAAAATAAAAACGAGCATCTCTATTACTACCTCCAGCATAGCCCCCTATTCCAATACTATCAGTTGCATTATCTATTTTAAATTTACTATCCCATGTTAAAACTGCATCGGCGGTACCAGAAGTTTTAGTATAAAATATTATAGAACCATTTGCATTTAATGTTATCATACTTGCCACATTA